TAATTTTGCATCATCTTGATATCGGACACTGTTTTGTTTCTCACGAGGCACTGATGTACCTGTTATATTATGAGATGTAAGCATTCTTCCTGTTAATTTTGCATCATCTTGATATCGGACACTATTTTGTTTCTCACGAGGCACTGATGTACCTGTTATATTATGAGATGTAAGCATTCTTCCTGTTAATTTTGCATCATCTTGATATCGGACACTATTTTGTTTCTCACGAGGCACTAATGTACCTGTTATATTATGAGATGTAAACATTCTTCCAGTTAATTTTGCATCATCTTGATATCGGACACTATTTTGTTTCTCCTGAGGCACTGAAGTACCTGTTATATTATGAGATGTAAACATTCGTCCAGTTAATTTTGCATCATCTTGATATCGGACACTATTTTGTTTCTCTTGTGGTACTGAAGTACCTGTTATATTATGAGATGTAAACATTCGTCCAGTTAATTTTGCATCATCTTGATATCGGACACTATTTTGTTTCTCTTGTGGTACTGATGTACCTGTTATATTATGAGATGTAAGCATTCTTCCAGTTAATTTTGCATCATCTTGATATCTGACACTATTTTGTTTCTCTTGTGGTACTGATGTACCTGTTATATTATGAGATGTAAACATTTTTCCAGTTAATTTTGCTTTATCTTGATATCTGACACTAGTTTGTTTCTCTTGTGGTGCTGATGTACCTGTTATATTATGAGATGTACACATTCTTCCAGTTAATTTTGCTTTATCTTGATATCTGACACTAGTTTGTTTCTCTTGAGGTACTGATGTACCTGTTATATTATGAGATGTACACATTCTTCCAGTTAATTTTGCTTTATCTTGATATCTGACACTAGTTTGTTTCTCTTGTGGTACTGATGTAGAACCTGTTATATTATGAGATGTAAACATTCTTCCTGTTGTTTTTGCTCTTTCTTTTGGAAATACATGATTTTTAGATATTTGAGATGTGATTCCTAAATTTTTATTATGAATCATTAATTCTTTATTTGTTGTTTCTGGTTTATTTGTATAATCAATAGTATAACCTGAATGTTTGCTACTGGTTGTACCTTCTCTTTGTGTATTTTTTCGATGTCTTTTATTATTATTAAAAGACTTTACGTTTGTCATAACTGGTTTGTTATTAACATTTGTAATAGAACGAGAATTGTCATTTAAATACGATTCTTTCTTTGCATCTTGAAATGTTGTTTTTGATAAATCAGGACCATTTCCTATTGAAATATTAATACCAGGACCTGTATAATAATTTTCTTTTTTATGTCTGTTAGTTTCCATGTTGGTATATTCCCCTTTTTCTACTGGTTTATTATAAACAGATTTAGTAGCTACTAAATCTGAAGCATGTTGTTCTCTAAAATCTGGTAATTTAAATTTAGATATTACTGGATTACTAGCACGAACACCTCTACCCTTTTTATTTGCTGTAAGTGGTTTATTTTCATAAATAGTTTTTTGATTACTTTTAGTACGTAAATCATCAACAGTTATTGGATTAATACGATAAACTGCATTTTGTCCTTCTTGGTTCTTATTTCCAAGACCTGGTTTAACCATTTCATTTGTTTTAAATGGTAGAGCCCCGTTATTATTTTTATTTGAAGAATTCATTCTACTCTTTATAACATTTGTTACTGATGGCATTCCTGTTGTCCATGTTAAATCTTTCATTGGTTCAAACAAACTATCTGATTCTTTTTTAGGAGCATAAAATTCAGAGGTTCCAGTAAAGGTTTCTAATGCCCGCTGATTTTTCTGACCTTGTTGTGTATCAACACTTCTTCTACTTGTATTTGGAACCATATTATTATGTCCATTTTTTTGCATATCAACAACATTATAATGCATTTCATTTTTTTGAAATTCTGAATAATCATTAATAAAATCTATATTACGTTGAAATAAACTATTAATACCTTTATTACTTTGATTAATTGAAACTGGACCATTTTGATTATCAAATTTAAGATCATCAAATTGATTTAAATATTCTGGATTTGTTTTACATTGTTGTATTTGTTCTTTCTCAATTCTATTCATATTATTTTCTATATTTGTATTATACATATTATTTAATTGGGATGAATCAATACCAGATAATGAATTTAAAAAAAAATTTGTCATATTATTATTAAATACATTTTATTAAAAAAAATTCTATTAATATATAACGCATATTTTTATTAAAATATTAATATTTTAATAAAAAATAATATTTTAATTAATTAATATGTATACATTTATTTTCTACAGGAAATACATTGCAGTTTCCTGACGACGGCTTTGTCATTTGTATTTTATTATTAAAACAATCTTTGAGTTGTAATCTAGTATTTGTTCCAACGTGATCTGGAATTTCTTGAATAACACATTGTGGATTTGTATGTAAAAATGGTGTTACCATGCGATCTGTCAAGCTCATTCCTCTGTAATTATCAACAGGGTTTGTAAATCTTGTATCTTGTGGGGTTAAATTCGGGGAACAAATTGGTTTATTTATTACTGGAAAATTAATAAATTGAGTATTTTTATTACTTCTCCATGATAAATTTGATTCGACAGCAGCCATTGTTCCATAACAAGTTTCAAGTGGTTCTTTTGTAACAGACACGTCTACTTTTGAACCAATTGGACCATTATATGAATAACATTGGTTTGGATTCTCGGCATAAAATCCAGATAATCTATAATCCCCAGGATCAGTGCTTGTTTTAATTTGCATATCATAATCGCATGTATCGTATGATGTTCTATTAAATGACATTATATAATTAATATAGATTTAAATTTTTTAAATATTAATTATTAAAAAATTGATATCTATATTAATTATTACTATATTTTATTATAATTAATGAATAATTATTTAGAATTAATAATCGGTCCAATGTTTTCTGGGAAATCTACAGAGCTTATTAAGAGAGCAAGAGAATTAATACTTGATAATAAACAAATATTAATAATTAAACCAAAAATAGATAATAGGCACGATAGTGATAAAATTATTTCTCATAATTCGGAATCAATTAATTGTAAAAATATTAATAATTTAAATGAAATTAGTGATCTTCAAATATCTAATATTGATACTTTATTAATTGACGAAGGACAGTTTTTTAATGATTTATATAAAAAAGTATCTAAATGGATTAATCAGTTTAATGTAAATATTATTGTATTTGGATTAGATGGCGATTTTCAACGAAAACCAATTGGACAAATTATGAATTTAATTCCAATATCAGATAAATGTATTAAATTAAATTCAATATGTAATATTTGTAAAAATAATACAAAAGCCCCTTTTAGTCATAGACATATCAAGTCAGATGAACAAATTTTAATTGGTGGATTGGATAGTTATATACCAGTATGTAGAAAACATTATAATGAATTAAATCAATGTTAAATTAGTTTATATAAAAAAATTGAAAAATATAATGTTTAAATATACTATTAAAATATGTAATGGCTACTCATCTAAAAAAACATAATCGTTCTCGAAAGAACGAATTCACACCTGCAACTGAAGAAAACGAAGAATATGCAACTATTGTATCAGCAAGGGGAGATTCACGTTTCATTGCAGAAATTGTGCGAACTGGAAAACAAATTTCAGTTACTGCACCAGGCAAGCTAAAGAAGGGTCCTAACAAACAACGCATCAAGGTCGGTGACACGGTTTTGATTCAAGAGGGACCTGTTACTTATATTCTTGCAAAGTATTCAGATGAAGAAGTTCGAAAATTAAACAAGATGGGCGAACTAATCACAATGAAATCGACGGCAGTTGATGCTTTTATCGGATTTGACGACGATGTGAATCCAGAAAATACTGAATTTAATTCAAAAGCAGAGATTAATATTGACGATATTTAAATTACAACAATGTTGTAAATTTTTTTATTAAATGATGAACTAGTTTTTGTTCATCATGGTCATATAATATTTCGTTTGATATTTCATTTTCATGTATACCTATTTTTTTAATAAACTTAATTCTATGTTCATTTATTTTACTAGAATAATTTCTAATATATTCATTAAATTTATGCTCTGAACTATTGATTTTATGAATTAATTTTATAACCAATATATCTGAAGAAATATTTTGGTTAATTAATTTTGATTCTACATACCATAAACACCATGCCAAACAAAATCCACCAAAATCACCTCGTTTTAAATTTAAATAATTATTTTCATCTGAAAGTGTTTGAAATCCGTTAAAAGGTAAAAAATCTTTTGGTCTTAAATAAGAGAATCCAGTTGACCATGTTAATTCTTCTTCTAATACATCATCAACATCATGTTCTATTAATTCACTATTACCATAAGGTTCAAAACGTTCAATAGTTAAATTTTTAAAATCATATATTAATACATTTGCATGAAAAATTGTATCATATGCTAAACTTAAATATACCATACCAAATCTTTTATTATTATTATTATTTTGTTTTTGAGCATTAATTAAATTATTTAAATATGGATGGATATAATATTCTGTATTTGAATAATATGATATAATCCATGGAAATATATTTTCTTTATACATCATATTATCAATATGAGGCATTGTATTATCAAATGTAAGATTTTTAATCAAATAAGATTCCATATTTGGGATAAATAATTCTTTATATTTATCATGTAAATATATTATAAATATTCCAGTATCAATAAATGTAGAACGAAATAATGTATGGTGAATATATTTATTATTTAAAATAATAATGTCGTTTATAGGTTTTATATATATTGGTTGATTTTTATATAATTTTAACCATTTTTTATAATAAACCTTGTTTTCGTCTTGTATTTTTTTAATAATATCTGGGTCAATTGCGATATTATTTTCAATTATTATTTTTGAAAAAATGTCATAATCTAATCCAATTAATAATTCAAGAGGTGATATTTTATCAATATTTAATTGATTCCATATATCATTATCAAAATATTTTAATATTTCTAATTCACAATATATTATCGGAATGGTTAAATCGATTTGTTCATTTCTATTTCGTCTTGCAAATAAACATGAATGAGCAATGTTATTTAAATAATGATCAAATATTTTTAAATATTTTGTATCTGTTTTTATTTTATTAAAAATTTTTGGTGAAAATAAAATTTTATTATTCATAATATCATAATATATTGCTAATAATAATGGAGATTTTGATTTTATAAATGTATAATATTTTAAATCAATATTTCTACTTAATAAATAATCTACTATTTTATCATAATTCTCTTGTAATGCAGTTATTATTAAACCATGTCCATTTCTTTCCAATTTAACGTTCAAGTCTGTTTCAGAATAATTATCAAGAATTTTAATTTTTTCATCTTGTGTCAACAAGTCAGAATAAATAATAGACTGTAATAAAGGATTATTTAAACTAGGTTTATTTTTATAAACTTTTAAAAAACTTGACAGTTGTTTATAATTTAAATTAAATATAATATAAACAATAACTTGATTATGTATAGGAGATGCATTATGAAGCAACTTGTACCAATCTAATTTTGGATATTTATTCATCAATGGTGCAAAATTAGTAGCATCTAATTTCACAGTAAATAAGTTTTTATTACTATTTCTATTATAAATATATTCTGGATAAGTTTCAATTAAATATTCTAATATTTTAGTATTTTGGTGTTGTGCAGCAAGATTAAATCCATTTAAACCTTCACAAGTTTCAATATAAATTTCCCATTTATTTAATTTTAATCCATCAATATTATTTAATTTAATTAAATAATGAAATAAATAATTATTTTGATAAAGGGGTTTATTTAAAATAAATTTATCCAAGTCCTGTTTATTCTTAATATTAATAATTGTATTTAAATTTATCTTCATTTATATATCTATGGAAATTAAATAATATAATACATAAAAAATTGATTTATTTATTTATTATGTCAAGTATTAGTTTATCATAATGGATCTTTTACAAACAAATTTTGAAAACTTTAACGTTGATAACCAAAGTAATTTAATGGATGATCGTTGCTACGATGTATTGACAGAAACACAACATTTAAGTACTGGTAGATTTAATAATATTATGGGTGTAACATGTTATATGAATTCTATACTTTACATATTACAACAAATACCTGAATTTGTTAATTATATATATAATTTTGATTGTGAAAAAATTATATATGAAAAAACGAATACTTTTGGTAATTTTATTACTGATTATGTTGTTTATGAATTACATAGATTATTTAAAAAAAGTATTGATTACGAAGATAATGTAATAACACCTACTACATTTAAAAAATTAATTGGGATTAAAAATGAAATGTGGAATGAATATAATCAACAAGATTCTCAAGAGTTTTTTAATTTTTTAATTTCACAAATAAAAGAAGAGATTGGAATCAAAACACAATTTATTAACACAAAAAATTATGAAAATGATAGAAACCCTATAAATTCAATTGATAATATAATAGCAACAAACGGATTAACTAATTATGAATCACAAGAATATTCTATATTAACTGAATTATTTGATGGATTATATAAAAACAAATGTTTATGTGAATATTGTAATTCATATAATGTTAAAGTTGAACCGTTTTTAACACTCGCCGTTGATATTGATATTAGTAGGTGTGATAACGATTTATATGATTGTCTTGATAATTTATGTCATCCACAACAATTAGATGATAACAATAAACTAACCTGTGGATTTTGTGGTGTTTCAAATAAATCATATAATCAGTTATTACTTTGGAAAACACCAAAAATTTTAGTTATCCATATTAAAAGATTTGGATTTGAAAATGAAAAAATTATAGATAATATTTTATATCCAATAAATAATTTTAATATTTATAATTATATTGATCCAAATAGTCCATATATATCAGAATGTAATTATGACTTGTTTGGTATAAATTTACACGAATCTATTGATGATAATATTACGTGCGGGCACTATACATCATTAATTAAAAATAGAATAAATAATAATTGGTATTATCACAATGATTCATGTGAACCCGAATTAATTGATGATACTAAACTTTTACAAAATAATAATGCATATTTATTATTTTATCGTCGTCAATAAACTATCATAATCTAATATTAAAACATTATTATAATTTAATTTAGAATTAAATCCATGATTAAATATTAAACAACCTGGTCCATGACTATTAATATATTTTTTTATTTGCTTTTTTGTCTTTGTAATAATAAAATCAATATTTGAACCATAAAAATTCTTTGCATCAATCCAATTAATTTTTTTTGAATTAATAATTAATTCAGATGTTATTAAAAAATCTGGAGTATTTATTGCTTTCCCATATTTAATAATTTGTTCTTGTGTTAATTGTTTTTGTGTTTTATAATCAACTTTATTTTTTATTAAAAAATCCTCAATCTTTTTTTCAAAATCAATAGAATATTTGCTTTGATCCTCTTGGTCTAGAGAAACATATATATCATTCTTTTCAGATAAAATTAGTTGAGCCTTATCACGTGATGATAATATATTAGAATTAATTAATTCTTTTAATTTTTTATGATATATACTATTAAAAACATATCTTAATATTGTCATTGGAGAAATATTATATTTTTCAGATATTTGTAAAATCCCATCTGTTTTATATTCATTTAATATTGATTTTGAATTTTTTTTTAAATTTGAAAAATTTTTAATAATAAAATTTTTCATATATCCAGATTTTATAGATACAATTATATATTTACTTATTTTTATTTTAAAAGTATCGAAAACTTTATTTTTTATTATTTCTAATTCAACATCAGTAATTTGTCCATATGATAAAGGTGGTTTCTTATTTATTTTATTTATAATAAATTGTTCAATTTCATTTGGAATAATATTTTTTATAACAATATCTATTTTTTTACTATTTGTTATATTTAATGTTCGCACATTTATAACCATATTATATATAATTTATATATAAAAAAATATTAATTATTAATACTTAATGTCAAAAAATAAAATAATTAAATCAACATTATTAAATATTGATAGTTCATATAGAACATTATATGCAAAAAATATATGTTCATCGAATTCTAAAATATTACCATTAAATCCATTAACATTATCAAATAATATAGTTACTGTTAATTATCCAAACCATCCTTTTGTTATTGGGGATAACATTGTTATACAAAATGTTGAAGGAGAATCAAAAAATTTGATAGATTCATTTTATTTAGTTAATAATTTTAAATATGTTATAATTGTGTATAATACAAATAATATTCATATTAATTATAAAGATTATATAGATGCATTATATATTAACATACAAATAATTGGCACACAATCATCTGATAATATTATTAATAATATATATTTTAATAATATGGTTGGTATTAAACAATGTTTGCTTGCTAATGATATCCCTCAATCAAGTTTGAATAACATAAAAACATTTAGTATGGATAAATTTAATAGTTTTGATTTGGATGTATTAAATAAAGCATGTTTATTTGTTGAACTACCAAATATTCATGTTGATAATATTAATAACTATATCAAAATCGACCAAATATTTAAAATATCATATTTACATATCGGTGGTATAAATTTAGGATATTTAAATTCTAATTATCCAATTAATAATGATAATTATCAAAGTAGTCAAACTATTACAAATATTATTGATGATAACACTTTTGATATACAACTAAAAAATTCTGCATATGGATTAAATTATTATGGAGGTGGTAAAAATGTACAAATTATGAAAATAATTGATTCAATAACAGGCTATCCTAATTCAAATTATTATGTCATTGATCTTGAAAAGAATTTTAATAATGTTACGAATATTCAATTAATTAGTACAGAATTTCCTTATATTGATATTGTTATTAAAAAAAATATTAATGATAAATTATATTGGAATAATATTGAAGATGGTTCTCATGTTTATAATATTGTGATGGATGAAGGGTTTTATACATCGAATACATTTATAGATAAATTAACTGATAAATTAAATAATACACCTAGATATAATTATGATATTTATAATCAAAATTATAATAATTTTGAAATAATTATTGAACCAAATATACATAAAATAACTTTTTTACCATATGATTTATTTAATGGACAAAATTGTATTTTTGGTAGACAAGAAATTATAAAATCAAATATATATTATATTTTAACTATTAAAACTACAAATTATTCCTTACAAATTAATGATATTGTTACAATATCAGGTAGTTCAGATATAACAATAAATAATACAGAATTAAGTAATAGTTATTTATTAATTAATAGTTTGAATATTAATAAATCTTTCCCAATTTATTCAATAAATAGTAATAACAGTTATGATATTTTATTACCAAAGAATATAGAAACTACTTTGGTATCATCTGAATCAAGAGGTGGTTTTAATATAATAATAAAAACTGCTACAAAAATTAAAATGTTATTTAATTATTCAGACACAATTGGGCATATATTAGGTTTTAAAGATATTGGGTTTAATTATTCAATAATTGATTACAGCACAGAAATAACAAATCAAGATATATATATTAATTCTAATAATTTAGATTCGGTTGGTAATATAGTTACATATTCTAGTGGATTTTTAAATTTTGTTAGAGTTAATAATTATTTTTTAATGTATTTAAATGATATTGATTATGTACAAATGCCAAATAGGATTCCTGCCGCATTTGCTAAAATTTTATTAAATCAAGATTCAGAAAATTCTTTATTTAATACATTTGTATCAACACCAATAAATACTTATTCTAAACATTTCCCTATTTCTGAATTATCTCATTTAACTATTCGTTTTACATATCCAGATGGTTCAAATGTTGATTTTAGAAATATTAATCATAGTTTTACATTAGAAATTTCTGAAGAAGAGTATGTAAATGATGAATGATTTAACAAAAATATTTAATAAAAAATAGTAATATTTTTTATTAAATTAAACATAAATTAATTAATTTCTTGTTAATGATAATATATCATTTATTCTATGATTATTAATGAAAAATTTTAATATATTTTCAATATTAACTAACCACAATAATATTGTTCTACTTGTAAAACTATCAAAATAAGACACAATATTTGATTTAAATACTTGTTTAATATTATCTGTCAATAAAAGACCATATATATCTAAATGATTGAAAAACTCTGATAATATATCTCTAACAGATTCATTTGCATACAGTTTTTGTTCAGAACTATCATTGAAAATACTTACAGAACTTTTAACAAGGCGTACTGATATATCACCATACAAAATTTGTTTAATTGATTTATCAATATCTTGTATTTCATTTTCAATTATATAATCGATTTTAGTACTAATTGATGATGCACCACTATTTGAAGAGTTTGAAAAATATATATGTAATATTTTTCTCATGATATATTCTATTGACTGACAAATTATAGTACGAACAAGATAATTTAATTGTTCATTAATAAATTTTAAAACAAGATTGTTGTTCATGAAACTTTTATTATTGAAATAACTTTCGCATAAATTTGATATATGTTCAAATCCATTATTAATTATACAATTATCTGTTTTATCAATATTTTCATTTTGTTTTTTTAATAATTCTAAAATAATTAAATTATAATTACCTTTCAAATTAGTTTTTAATATTTTATACCACAAGTCATTTATATAAATCTTATTATATTTATCATAAACACCAATTAATGTTTTAGATGTTTTAGTGATTTTTTTTAATTTTTCAGACTTTTCTATTATTTTATTTAAAATAACATTTTCTTTTTCTATACTAGTATTACTATCATTAATCTCTTTGATTTTAGCATCTAGTTCTGTTGATTTATTTTTAGATATTTTAGTTTTATCTAAACTTTTTAATAATTTTTCGAGTTTTATAATATTTTCTTTATTTATTTCTATTTCATTGGTTTTTTCATTTAATATTTTCCTGGATACGAATGCATCCTCGTTATTGTCAATTTCAAATGATTCTATTTGTTCTTCAAAATAATTATTTTCTATAATTTTTTCAATTTCGTAGCTCATTGATGTATATAGTTCTTTTGCATTTGATAATGTATATTCTGCATTGATATCAAATAAATGATTTGATAAATAATGTAATGTTAAATACGAACATATATTAAATGAATTTTCCAAATATAATAATACATTATTACCAAAATTTTCATTTGATGTAATTAACAATTTAATATCTGTAAATAAATTATTATTAATATTATGAAAGATAGTATTTATTGGATTTGATTCATTATAATTATAAAAGATTTTATTAAAAATATTTGAACATTCGTCTTTTATAAATTTAATTGTTTTTTCTCCAACACATTCTTTTAATTTAATATCTTTATCCCCCAATGTCGTTTTTAAAATTTTAATTATTTTATTATTATTCATTTTAATTAATGAATATATTGGAATAATATTATCTAAATTTGCATCAAATAATAATGAATTATTATGTAATAATACATCTATTATTTCTTCTTTTACATAAAATTCATTTTTAATTTTAAGTCTTGATGTATTACTAAAATCATTCTGATATATAATAAATGGAACACTGCCTTTAGACTTTTTAATAATCGAATAAACATTTTTTGGGGTTTGTGATTTATCTGTAATTGATATTTCAGTTGTTAATAAATTAATTTTCATATCTTTTGATTTAAATAATGTTTCATCAACATCAAGTTTATAAACACTTTTATTTAATATGTTATTAAATGTGTAAACATCTAATTCTTGTTTTACAACTTCGCAAAGTAATTTATATAAAATATTATCTTTAATACTATTTATATTTTCATCTTTTAATGTAAAAGTTTTATTTTTTTTTAAATAATTCTTTATTTTTGTTAATATACCACCATTATTTCTAATAAAATCGCTAAATAATTTAATAATACCCATTTTATAATAAATATTTAAATCATTATATAATAATTGAGGTAATTTAATTTCTTTTTCTATATCAATAGCAGCTAATTCATGAATATTTTGATATAATTTATTGTCAATATCATATATACCACCACCAGTCATAATATCAATGGTATCATTAGTATTAGGAACACGATGTGTATAATAATATATATCTTTGTTTGACGAATCTAACAAGTATTTATTAAATTTTGATAATAAAAGTGTATTAGTGGAATCTTTAAAATAATAATATATAAATAACAATGCATTTAATGTATTTAATTTTTTTTTTAAATCATTGACATTAAATATATGTGGTTGATCAATAATTTCCTTACTTAATAAACAGTTTTTTACGATATCTATATAATGATGATTAAATATATCATTAAAGTTATTAATTTTGCCTTTATCTAATTTATCTAATATAAGATTAATTTTGTTTAATTTTTCTTTAATAAATTTATCATACCCTACAATTTTACTATTTTGGGTTTCTGTTATTTTTTCTCTAGTTGGTATTCTTGCATTTTGTGTAAAATATATACCATCTTTTTTCATATCAAGCGTATAATCACTTGGTTTAGATGAATAAAAATAATTATGAACAGGAATGGCAGGAACAGAATGGACCTGATCAACAATTTCTGTTGAATTAATTAAATTTAAATAATACAAACCCATTGAATGAGAAATTATAAAATGACGAGAATCATCTGTTATTTCGATATTATAAAAACTAGGTTGTTCTGTTGTTTTATATTTATCAAAATTAAAATTATTATTGGTGTCAATAAAATTTAAAATACTAATATTTTTAAGATTATCATAAAATTGTGCCTTATTATTTTTTCCAATATAATATAATATATCATTTAATGACTGAAGTAGAAATTTATTATTTTTAATTTTACCATGTAATTCTTTACATATTTCTTGCAAAACATTATATGGTTTTATATCAAAAAACTTTTTATTAAATTCTTTGTATAAGTCGTCATATTTGACGTCACCATCTGTTATATATTTATCTAATAATAAAATAAAATTTTTAATCATTTTATTACTTGTTTCATAAGTGTTTATTGGTTTATCATTATTATTATAAAAATCAATTGATTTTATTGTAATATCATCAAAATATAATAATAAACTTTTTAGTATTCGTTGATTATTTGCCTTGGATATAATATGTGGTTTATATATATTAAAAACGCTTTGTAATAATTCATTTTGATCATCTTTGTCTGTTAAATCATTTATACCTGTTGATAATGCTATTAAATCAAATGTAACATATGATGTTAAATTATTGTGTGACATAAGTCCTGTCAAGTCGCAATACATGTCATATATACATAATCCGATATTCTTATTTCCTTCCAGTTTTGAATTCCATTTTTTAAAAAAATTATCATTATCGGATATATTAAATTTATTATGAATTAAATAGTTATTAATGGATTTAATTACATCTTTATGTTTTTTATTATTAATAAATGTATATCCTAAAATTATATATAATGAAAAATTTATCATATAGATGTGGTCTTGTTCAATAATTTTCTCATCATATGCTATTTTTTTTGTTATTTCTGTTACAATATCTACAAACGCCCTTGCCGATGTAATTGCAGTTTGAACTACTGTATTTACTACTATTGTATCATTATATACACCACCTATTTGAACACTAAGTGCTATAACAACTGTTACTACTTTTGTAGCTACTTTTACTGCAGCTGCAGCGTCATCTGAGTTCGCTTTCGCATTTTTTGCTTTTGTAACTGCATCTTGTTTATATGTATCTGATACTAATTGATCTTGTGTTGTTGTTTGAGATGTAGTAGCTATTACAGCTGCAGTAGCAGCTATTACAGCTGCATGAGCAGTTATTCTTGTTAAATCATCTTGTGTCTGTCCTAATAATAATGGTCTTGATATATTCAAGCGTGCCGTTAATGCAATCGCCTCGACAGGTGTCAATTGTGTTATTGTATTTGTTATTGCTAATAATGCATCTGATATTTTTGTGGTTGTTTCTACATTTATATCAGATATGTTTTTTGTTGTTTTTATTGCAGACACTATTGTATTTATTATCGAAGACAATTCTGTTGTTATTACCATTCCTGGTATTAACATTGTTGTTTTTATTAACAACATCGCATTATTTGCCTCTTGTAACACTAATTCTGCATATGATGTAGCTCTTGTTACTTCTATTATTGCAGTTTCTATGGTAGTTAAGGCTAACGTGACATCACCACCTGTTATTGAATTCGTTGCAATACCCGCTTGAACTGTTGCGGTATCTGCAATAACAACTGCATTTTGTGAAGATGTACCTGCTGTGGTCATTAATCTTACAACAAAATCTGATGCTGCTATTTCAGATTCTATTGTTATTACTGTAGGTGGCAGTGGTTGTCGTCGTACAACCCTAAGTAATTCAATAATTGATCGTATATATGATTGTTTTTGTTGTGGTAGTTGTCGTATTAGTAGTTGTTGTTGTTCTTGTGTTTTTAATATTTTTAATTCCTTTTCTATTATTACAAGTAATTCTATTGTTGTGAATGATAAATCTTGTAATTCAGTTGCATTTAATAAAGTTTTTGATTTGTATATATCTTTAATAACATCCTGTATTGAATCAATCACTCTTTTTTTAAGTATTAAAGCCTCGTTTATCTCATCATTTTGTGTTTTAAGATCATATGTTATATTCGTATTAATTTTTGATGCACTTTTAATAGCATAACCTATATGAGATATAATTTTATCTAAATTACTTATTATTGTAGTTATTGATGAATTAATATGTGTATTTGTAGTCGTTGATACACTTTCTGTAGTACCATGTACCTTAGTCATTTTGACTTTTGCAGTAACAATAGTATCTTGAACCCTTTTTAATATTGATATATTTGTAATATGTTGTGTTATTTTTAGTGCATTTAGTGCATATAATGCTACAAATGATTCATTGTCTATATCTCTAAATTTTGTTAATGATGGATATAGTGATCTTATACTATTTCCAATAATATACTCTAAACACTCGTTAATTTTATTATCATTTAATAAATCATATATAGTATTAATCTGTTTATCTGTAAATTTGTTATATAATAAATATAATATTTGTTTACCAAAAGTATCATAGTTTAATATCTTTTCAATATTTGTAATTGGTTCTAAATTATGAAAATTGTCAATATATATATTTCTCGTCCCACCTATATATATATTTTCTTCAAATTTAATATACGACGATGCAGTATCATTAGTCATAATATCAGTTGATGTTGATGGAACATTATGATAGTCTTTGTTAATAAATGTTTGATTTGTCTTTTTAATATCTAAAATACAGTCTTTTATTTGTTTTTTTAAAGATTTCTTATAATCGTTATCCTCGTTATCCCTGTTAAAAGTATAATCAATGTTATCAAAATTTTCGAACTTTTCTTTTACAGTTTTAAATACACCATGATTATCTGATTTAATAGTTTCTATAATATCTGCTGTCGATGGTTCTTTAGTAACATTAGCAAATAATTGTAACAAGTTATTTTCTGTTTGTTCTTTTTCAACTAAATACATAATTGTATTTTTTAAACTCTTTATAAAAGGTGTTAGCTTGACTGTATCAAATATATCTTGTTTAATATCAATTATATCACTTTTATTAAAAAAATCAGTTTTATCTTTTGTTGGTGGATCAATAAAATCTAAAACATCTAATGTATTATTAATTTTTTTAATTTCTCCAGAAAATAAATAATGAAATGGATATAATCCTAAATTATCTGTATAATTTGGATTAACATTTACATCTAATAAATATTTAACTAATGATTCTGATTGCAAACTACATGCTAAATGTAATGGAGTTTGATTCATTTTATTTGGACCATCTGGATTTACACCATTTTGGACTAAAAATTTTATAATATTTAATTTAGATGGATCATTTGTTTTTCTTTTATCCATTCTAATAACTTCATGAATTAAACTATCTCCATTATCATTAATGACATCAAACGGAATTTGATTAGTAAAGGAATATTGTAATAATTCTGTAGTATCTAATTTATTTACTAGATTAAATAATTCTACTATTTGGCTTGAATTATGCGTTGCAATAACTCTATAAGATTTATCAAATCTATTCATATTATTAAGATATATAATTTTATAAATAATAAACTTATTTATAAAAAAATTTTTAAATTATTTATACTAATTTAATATAGTTGATATTATTGCAAGTTAATGGAGGTACTGGTTGTGGCATATATGGTGGATATGCACTTGAAGGTGGACATATTTGTCCAAAATTACATTTATTATTAATAATATTATATTCTCGTTCTTTAGCAAGAATTGTTTCTGTATTTTTTTGTAAAAAGTCTTTGTAATCTTGTGCACTATCTATATTATTTATATTACGTATTTCTTGGTCAAATCTTCGACTTCTTGTATAATTTGTTAAAAATCGTCCATCTTCCATTAATGCTGGGCAGTTGTATGTAAAATATTGATTATTACTCATGTCTATATATATATATTAGATATTTATTATTTTAAAATTATTAATTCTTGACTAATAAATTATCAATTAATTCTTGTTTAGTTTTTTGTTTTTGTACGCCATTTATTTTTTTACTTAAAGTAATATTATTTTTTGTTGCTATTTTTTTAATATTTGACAAGTTTGATTTACTTAAAACATCTTTGTCAAATAATTCGATAGGAACCGTATCAAGAACTGAGGCAATGACATTATCAAGAACTGGGGCTGGAACATTATCAAGAACTGGTGTAATGACATTATCAAGAACTGGTGTAATGACATTATCAAGAACAGGGGCTGGAACATTATCAGGTTCAAGAACTGGAACATTATCAATAACTGGAACAATAACATTATCAAGAACAGGGGCTGGAACATTATCAATAACTGGAACATTATCAGGTTCAAGAACTGGAACATTATCAGGTTCAATAACAATAACATTATCAAGAACAGGAACATTATCAATAACTGGAACAATAACATTATCAATAACTGGAACATTATCAAGAACTGGAACAATAACATTATCAATAACATTATCAAGAACTGGGGTATTATCAATAACATTATCAAGATCTGGTTCAAGAACAATTGGGTCTATTATTTTACATTCAACATCATCACCAACTTCAGGAACAGTTTCAAGAACATTTAATTCATTTTTTTCTGGAACATTTAATTCATTTTTTTCAAGAACATTATCAATTGAAATACTTAAATCATTAGAATATATTGCAATATGGTCTAATATATTATTATCATTTTTAATTTCAGACTTTGAGGTATTTGATTGTAATATATCTATTTTTATTTGCATTGTATCCATAGTTTGTTTCATAGTTTCCATTTTATCATGTGTACTGTTTAAGATATGTTTAAAATCAATTAATTTTTTATAAATAAAATATATAACAACAATAAATCCAATTGAAATTAAAAAACTCAATTTATCTTTTAAAAAACTCATATTATATTATTAAATATTTTTTATATATTTAAACCCACTTTATTTTTTATTGGGTTTAAATATATTTAACGTCATAATAACAAAATATATTCACAGAATATATACTCTATTTTTATATATAAAAAATACTCTCTTTATTAATGTCATTCATGTACAGTTTATCAATTTTTAATTTTGTAATAAATATAAGTTGTTCCAGTCTATCTATTTCATCATACATGTTTTTTAAATAAAATATAAAATCAATTATTTTTGTATAAATAAAAAATATTACAAAAATCAATCCAACAGAAATTAAAAAAATATCTTTATCTTTTAAAAAACTCATATTATCATCAAATATATTTTTATTGAGTTTAAAAATATTTAAACCTTAATATATATATTAATATAATATGACTGGAGGATTATTACAATTTGTAATATCTGGACAACAAGATATATATTTAACAATAAATCCACAAATTACTTTTTTTAAAAAAGTTTATAGAAGATACACCCCATTTTCTCTTGAATTAATTTCTATAAGTTCTGATAGAGCATCTGAATATAATAATGTATCATCATTTATAATTAAAACAGGCGATGCCGTTAATAAATGTTATATTGAAATTGAATTACCTAATTTAATATTTTCTGATATATATATTACAAATGCTGATTATATTGCTAAAAAAAAAACAGATTTAAATAATTTACAAATTAATTATACAAAATGGTATTCTTATTATACAAATTTATTAGGATATATAAATATTGAAGTTGATATATATAGAATATTATATAATTTATTACAGACCGATAATATTACAATTAGTGCATTAAAAACACAAGTTAATCAATTTAATTATAAAAATAAGAAATCCAAAGATTTATATATTAATAATATTGATAATAACGTTTATATATTAATTAATATTTCTGAATACATTGAAAATATTACTAAATTAATTACAACAGATACTATATATAATAGTGATATAAATATTAATAGTACTGATATTCTAACATCAATAAATGATATGTATAAAAATATGAATACATACATTGATTATTATCATTCAAAATATATATATTATTATAAATTATATACAAATAAATTAAATAATACAAATATTAATTTTAATTATGCAGAATATCTTGGACATAATTTTTTTGAATATATTAATTTAGAAATTGATGGTCAAGAATATACAAGGTATTCTAATAATATTTTACATATTAATCAAATGCATAATATATCAGATGGAAATATGGAAAATTATTTAAAGATGATTGGACATACTCCTGAATTAAATACATTTAATTCAGATATAAAAGGCAATAGAAAAATATTAATACCGTTAATATTTTGGTTTAATAAAGATACAGGTGCCTGTCTACCAGCTATTGCATTACAAAATTCAACCATAATAATTAATATTAAAATATCAAAAATTGAGAAAATTATTTGTTTTGAAAATTATCAACAAATGTTTAATGAATTATTAATTACATCGATTGATAATAATATAGGATTTATTCGTAATACACTGTTATTATATAATACTTTTAATATTAATAAAATAGAAAAAAGTATATCTTATAATTGTATTTATATTAATGATGAATTATTAAAAATACAATATCCAGATTTAACAGATGATGAAATATTATTAATATTAACAACAAATGGAACAAGTTATTCAATGAACGAAATTACTAAACTGATATTTCCAAACATGAGTGATGATGAAATAATAGCAAAAAATGGATCTAGTGGTAGCACAACAACACAATATATATTAAATCAAATCCAGTGGGTTCATTTTATGATTAATATTAAACAAACAATATATTCATCTATTGCCTTAAAAATTGGGTCTTATTATCCATATATAAATTTTAATATGTATCATAGTTCTATTCCTGCACCACAAGTTAAATTAATAACAGAAGTTATATTTTTATATGATACAGAAAGAGAAAAATTTGCAAATTCTAAATTAGAATATATAATTGAAACTTTTGATGAGGATGTTTTTACAATTAAATCATTACAATATTTTAATTGTGAATTATCATTTACTAAACCATGTAAGGAATTACTATGGTATTTACAACCACAAATTTTTTATGATGGATTAACAGAATATGGACAAAATACAAGTTTATTATATGATTATAATAAATATTTTATAAATGATCCTATTTTAAAACATAAATTAAACTTGAATAATTTTAATATATTATTATCAAATATTGATATGAATTATTATACATATTTATTATCATCTAAATATTTAAATAATATTTTACCAAATGGTGTTTATTATCATTCTTTTTGTTTATACCCTGAAGAAACACAACCATCGGGAACTGCAAATCTTACTATATTAAAAGGAAAACAATATTCAATACAATTTAATACCCAATATGTTGACGAATTTAATGATTTTATATTAAATTTAGAAAATTCAAATTTAAATTTAAATCGTAACACTAATATGATTTTAAGGTTTGTTGCAAAATCATATGAATTATTAATAATCCATAAAGAATCAACCCATTTATTATTTTCTTAATAATATTTTATAAATATTTTGTTGTTTTATTATTGCGTTTGTTTATATTTTGATGAATTAATACTTCAACACTAACAATAATTGTTAATAATAAAATATTGGATAATGTTCTTTCCTTTTTGTTACTATAAAATAAATACAATATGTATATTATTAATATTAATAAAATATTGTGCATCATACCTTCCCATTTCGACCATTCGTAAAATTGTTTTAAGTTTTACATTATATATATATATATATAAAATAAAAATTAATATTATTAAATTTTTAAAAAAAGTTTCAATCAATTGGTTGTTGAAAAAGAGTATTTTATTATGATTTCAACATCATCTATTAATTTATAAAATAATTCATTTGTAATACAATAATTATTTTCTTAATATTTTTATAAATATTTTGTATGATTATTATTTCGTTTATTTATATTTTGATGAATTAATACATGAATACTAATAATAATTGTAAATAATAAAATATTGGACACAGTTCTTTCCTTTTTGATACTATAAAATAAATACAATGTGTATATTATTAATAACGTTAAAATATTGTGTGCAATACTTTCCTATTTCGACCATTCATAAAGTTGTTTTAAGTTTTGCATTATATATATATATAATAAAAATTGATAATTTATTTGTTTAATAGCCATTATTATAATTTTATATATGACTACAATTACTAATATTGACAATTTTCAAAAAATTATTGATGCAAATGCATCACACACCCTTTGCCCATATGTGATACACATAAAGGGTCGTCGTCTGACAGGACTTTTTATTCATAATAGTTCTGCTTGCAAAAAGGTTGCACGAGTTACAACATTGCTTCATAACTGTCGTTGTTGTGCTTCACGTATCAAGCGTCTTTTTAACATGAGTGATATGAATGGGGCTATTACCCTTCCAACATCAATTATGAGCCACGTGGGCAATGATATTAACGCAAGTCATTATGAAGAAATTCATACTATTTCCCAAGAGGCGTGTGGTCTTGGTGTTAGTGGTTTTGTGTTTCTTCAAGATGAAAATTTACTAAAATATCAACCAATAGAGGGTGGTTTTGATCATATTCATATGAAAATTTCTAAGGAGAATCAATGTGATGCATCATTTACACCAGAGGAATATATCCTTTTTAATGGAGCAATTAATCGATATATTATTCAAGGTCAAATGAAACGTCTTGTTGATAGACTTGTTGAACAAGGATATGAATCTGTATTGATTCTCGAGAACTGTCTTGAAAAGGTGACATATGGTCATACATTTCTAATGTCAATTCGTTGGGCAAAGACTTTTTTTCAAGAACTTGCAACATACCCACAAACTCTAAAGCAGATGAATCCAAAGGTGCTATTTATGTTCTTTATGAAGAATCTACTTGAAGGAACTCTTGGACCAGACCTTTATAGTGGTGCGGTTTGTTTCGAACTTGCAACACTCGACCAGTTGCTTGGGTGTCTTGAGGTTGCAAAGAACGAAAAGGCAATCATGGCAATGTGCGAAGATCGTCTAAATCCATTAAAGTATCAACGACCAACGGCACCACCATCTGTAGGAAAGATAAATGTTGCAAAGAGTCTTTTGGGAGATTTTACAGTTTCTGTTGCAGCTGTTTCAGATCACCCCAATGCAGTTCCTGTTGGACGCATTATTTCACCCAGCACTAGTGCAATGAGTGGATATGATGCACTAACTACAGCCACAACAAAGCCCAAATCTACTTTTGCTAGTCGATGTGCGTATGAACCAAGTGTTACTAACATCAAGACAGTAAAAAATCTTGTTGATTATGTCAAAAAGTTCCCAGGAATCAAGGTCCAAATCAAGACGACACATTCTCCAATGTATTTAGCAAACACCACTCTTGATCAAAAGTTTCTATGTGTTCCATTTATGTGGGCTTTCTGTGTGATATCTCCAACAAGCTGGGGTATGAGCACATGGGGTAATATTACAGATATTATTCCCACATGGGAAACACTTCCAAAAAGTCATAAGAACGTACTGTTTGTAATTGAAAACGTAACAATGCCATCGAATACAGTCGTATGTACCATTCCATCGTTTCTCTCATCAGAGTATATACGCACGTGTCGTGTAACTTTTGAGGCGTTAATGGGAACAATGAAGCTCATTATTCCTGAAAACACTCGTCTTGCATGTGGAATTGGTGCCAATGTAAAGAATGAGAACAATTATCTTCAATCACCAATCACCATAAAGATTGGTGGTAAGGAAATTGTTATTTCAAAGCTAATGTAAAAGAAAGCTTATTTTATTTAAACAATTAAATTAATTACATTAATTAATGCACTCTTATCTATTATTTTATAACACCCTGTCATGTATAATGTACATACATTACAATTTTGTAATGTAAATAATGTTGTAATATTTATACAATAACTTATATTTAGATTGTAAACATTACCTAATGTACTCACATCTGTTATATTTATACAATTATTTATATTTAAAGTATGAACTTTTTTTAATAAAGACACATTTTTAATATTTAAACAATAACTTAAATTTAAATTATAAACACTACCCAATGCACTTACATCTGTTATATTATTACAATTACATAAACTTAATGTATGTACACGTCCTAGTGCACTTACATCTTTTATTTTTTTACAATTACCTAAATTTAATGTATGTACATTACCTAAACAACTTACCTCTATTATATTAGTACAGCAAGATAAGTTTAAAGTGTGCACATTACCTAAACAACTTGTATCTGTAATATTAGTAAAAGATAAATTTAAATTACTAATATTACATAATGCACTTGTATCCATTATATTTTCACATTCGCTTAAATTTAAAGTATGTATATTACAATTTTTTAATGGGTTGATATCTATAATGTTATTTTTGCAAAGATTTAAAGTGTGTATATTACAATTTTTTAATACCCTAATGTCTATTAATTTATTTTTGCTTAGATTTAATGTGTGTATATTTAAATTACTTAATGCTGTAATATCAACCAATTTATTATTACTCAAATTTAACGTATTAATATTACAATTACTCAATGCACTAATATTAACCAAGTTATTATTATTTAAATATAAAGTATTAATATTACAATTACTCAATGCACTAATATCTGTTAACTCGCAGTAATTTAAATATAGTGTATGTATATTACAATTACGCAATGCATTAATATTTAATAATCTATTATAACTTAATTTTAAAGTATGTATATTACTTGTATTTAATGTACTAATATTTGTTAATTTACAATTACATAAATTTAAAAAATGTACATTATTCAACACACTTATATCTTTAATATTTTTACAATAACTTAAATTTAGATTATAAATATTACTTAATGTATCCACATTTATAATTTTAGAACAATGGCTTAAATTTAAAGTATGTATATTGCAATTATTCAATGTATTTACATCAATATTTTTACAATCACGTAAATTTAAATTATATATATTCTTTAATGAACTTAAATCATTTATATTATTATTTAAACTTAAATCTAAAATATGTATGTTACAATTTCTCAATACACTAATATCTGTTATATTTTCACAACCGCTTAAATTTAAAGTATGTATATTTTTAAGGGTACTAATATCTTTTAATTTATAACAATCACTTAAATTTAATATATGAACATTATTTAATACACTTGTATTTATAATGTTATTATATTTACTAACATTTAATGATATTTGTAATTTTGAATTAAAAACTTTATTTTGAATTAGTTTTCTGAAAATAACATCATCATGATATTTTTTAGAAAATAATTTGTTCAATTTATAATATTTATATTGTTGATTATATTTACATGTATCATATAAATTATTAATATCAGTAATATTATAATATAATATATCAATTATTATGCTTGGTATCATTATAATATATTATATAAATTTTAACATATTTATTTATCAATTTTTTGTTAAAAATTATCTATATTATAATAATGTTGCAAATAAGTCTACCTAAAAAAATGTATGATATATATACATTTTTCGATAATTCAAAAAAAGAATTAAATAATCCATTTACGTTTTTAAAAATGATGCACGGAATACCTGTAACAATTATTTCAAATAAATCAAATTTAAATTATTATCAAATTGATATACCAATTCATAAAAATATAAAACCATCTTATTTACTAAAATACTTGAAACAAATTGATTATAGAAATTACTATTCATCAAATACTATTTATTTTAAACAAGTTAATATTATTAATGAAAATAAATGGATAGAAACTGAATTATATCAAGGAGTTGAAACAACTTATGTTGTAAATTATAATCCAGAACAATTTTATATATTATTTTATAATATGGTTAATAATAGTGATAGTAATATATCCCAAGCTAAATATTATCATTCTTTAAAAATATTTAAATCTTTTGATACTTTTATATTACGATTTGAAATTACCTTAAATTATTTGGATATAGATCAATTGATTGATATTGAAATTTATTTAAATATGTTAATTAATATTATTGGTGCAATTTATAAAAAATTTAACTTGGATTTAAATTTTAATTATTTGTTAGAATTAGAAACAATAAAGTATCTTGAATTTAGAAACCATAAAAAATGAAATTTTTACCATATAAACAAATATTAGTAATACTTTATAAATAAAATGGGAGTTCCAGGATTTTTTATATGGTTATTAAAAAATTATAAAAAAGAAGGTTTTGTTATAAATAAAAACAAAATCGATGATATCGATATATTATCAGATATTAATAATATCGATTATTTTCTGATTGATGCAAATTGTCTTGTTCATCCAGTATGTTACAAGATTATTGCAGATAATCCAGAATTAAAGGATAATGATAAATTAGAACAAAAAATGATGAATGCAGTATTAATATATTTAGATGAATTAATAGAATATGTTCAACCTAAAAAAGGTATATATTTAGCAATTGACGGAGTTGCACCTGTTGCTAAAATTAAACAACAAAAAATGAGAAGATTTAAATCAGTTGCAGATAAAGCAATGTTTGATGTAATAAAAAAGAAACATTCTAAACCACTTGCAAATTCGTGGAATAATAATGCAATTACTCCTGGTACAGAATTTATGGAAAAATTACATAATATTATTATTGATTGGGCAAAAAAACAAACATTTGAAGTTATATATTCAAGTTGTTTTACTCCTGCAGAAGGCGAACATAAATTATTACAATTTATTAGAACAAATCAAATTAAAAATATTAATATGTCATATGTTATATATGGATTAGATGCTGATTTAATTTTCTTAGCACTAAGTACCAAATCTGATAAAATATATTTATTGAGAGAAGCTAATGAAATTAATAAAAAAGAATCAAAAGAAGTATTAAATCATATATCAATTAAAATAATGAGAAAATCAATATATAAAACTATATTAAAATATTTATCAAAAGAAGAAACTTTTTCATTTGAACTAAATGAAAATAATATTGTTAGTGATTTTATATTTATGTGTTATTTATTAGGAAATGATTTTTTACCACATATACCATCCTTAAATATTCATAATAGCGGAATTGAAAATTTAATTATTAATTATTCAAAAACAATAAAACAATTAATTTTAGAAAATAATAAAGTTATTTACTTGATTGATGATTTAGATATAAATCATACTTTCTTATTAAAATTTATAATTAATTTAAGTATTGAAGAAGATACTTTATTAACAAATAACTTTTATGAAAAAAAAAGAAAGTTTTACTGTAATGGAGATGCTTATGATAAAGAAATATTTAAAATAGATAATTTACAATTTAAAATAAAAGACCCAATATTATTAGGCTCTGATAATTCTGAAGAATGGCGAAAAAGATATTATAAACATTATTGGAATGTTGATGAAAATGAAATTGAAGAATTTAGTGAAAAACTAGTTTATCATTATTTAATGGGAATAAAATGGATAACATATTATTATTTTGATAAATGTCCATCATGGAATTGGTATTATCCTTTTGATTATCCTCCATTTATTTCAGATATTGCAAAATATTTACCAAAAATTAACTTGGAACAAATTAAATTCAAATTAGGATCACCATTAAAACCATATATGCAATTGTTATCTGTACTACCTCCACAATCTAATTATTTATTACCACAATCATTAAGAAAATTAGTACTAAATCCAAATTCTTCTTTAATTTCATTATATCCAATTAAATTTGAACAAGATTTTATTAATAAACATAGATATTGGGCGGCTATACCAATATTACCACCAATTGATATAAAATTAATAAAAGATAAATTTTATAAATATAAAGATGAACTAACACCAGATGAAATTAGGAGAAATACACTTTTAGATTCTTTAATTTTTAATAAATAAATAAATTCACTATTTTTTAATTTAATAAATTCACTATTTTTTAATTTAATAAATTCACTATTTTTTAATTTAATAAATTCACTATTTTTAAATTTTTAATTTAATAAATTCACTATTTTTTAAATAAAATAGTTTTAAAAATGATTTAAAAAATTACAAGTTAATTATAATATAAAAATATTACATATATTAATTATGGATAAAAGTGATAATAAAAAAAAATTTAATTTAATACCAGAAAGAATCAACTCTATTAAAGAAATGGTTGGTGGAAATAATATTGATTCAATTATTGATTTTAAAAATTCGACAGAATCATTTGAATACCCAACTAATACTGACGATATTAGAGAATTATTACCAAAAAAATATATAGATTTTGGTAAAGCTATCAATGAGTTGGGTGGCAGATTATTATATATTAAAAGTGGATCAACGGGACATACTTTTAAAGGTGTTTTTCCTCCGCCAGAAAACGAAACAAAAAAGTCTTATGCTGTTAAAATTGTAGCATATCCAAAAAAAGAAAATTATGGTGATATGTATAATATAAAAAGACCAGAAAATACTGAATTATTAATGATAAAATTATTATCATATTTTGTTATTAATAAACAAACCCCTCATATTGTTTTACCAATAACAACATTTAATACAAGTATTAAACCATTTTTAAATTTAACAAAATCAAATATAGTTAATAATAAAAAATTTGATCAATTTATTGAAAAATATGAAAATGGAGAATATTATCAAAATGTATCAATATTAGTTAGTGAGTGGGCAAATGGTGGCGATTTGTTAGATTATGTTCGTACTAATTATAAAAAAATGACAGTAACAGATTGGAAAGTAATATTATTTCAAATATTATCTGTTTTAGCAATTATTCAAAATAAATATCCTGGATTTAGACATAATGATATGAAAGCAAATAATATTTTAATTCATACCATGGATGATGATGATGATGACGATAATGATAAAAATTATTTATATAAAATTAATAATCAAACATATATTGTAAATAATATTAAAGTTCAAATTAAATTATGGGATTTTGATTTTGCATGTATACCTAATATTGTTGATAATTCAAAAGTTAGTGCTGATTGGACTAGTAAAATAAATGTGAATCCTGAACAAAATAGATATTATGATATACATTATTTTTTAAATACATTTACACGTAAAGGATTTTTTCCAGAATTTTTATCAGAACCAGAAATTCCAAATAAAGTTAAAGAATTTGTTAAAAGAGTTGTTCCAACTAAATATGAATCTGGTAAATATGTTTCAGAAAGAGGGCGTGTTTTAGTTAAAGATGAATATTTAACACCAGATGAAATATTAAAGAATGATCCTTTTTTTAAATCAATAAGAAAATGTGAATAAACATCATATAAGAATAAATATATTAATAAAATTTTTAATTAATATATTTAAATTATCATTTTTTTAATCATGAATAAATTCAGTAATAGCATAATATATAATTTTATTATCCTTTTTTTTAAGATATATAAATAAAATTTTTTCATTTAATATATATGAAAAAATTGCCATATTAATATCAAGGTTTATTCTTTCATCTATTCTATATCTTGAATTTAATAATAATCCTTTAATATATAATTGATTTGCACTTATTGATTTTACATCTAATTTTAATCCATAATTTAACAAATCTTTTGATAGTTCTGTCAAATCACCTTTAATAGGTGTTAACCACGCCCATATCCAAGTATTATACATTACATCATAATAACCAATTATTTGAAAAGATGCTTTTGCAAAATCATTATCTTTTAAATGAAAAGTTCCAAAAGTATCTGTTACTTGATTATATTTAAATTCACTATTAATATATTTTCTATATTTAAGATTTGTTTTGTCATAATTATCCAAACTTTTTATAATAATTTCTTTTAATTCATCAACATTAAAAATTTCATCTTGTTTCATTACTATAAATTATAAAAGAAATTATTAATAAATCATTTTTTTAAAATTAACAACATTAATTTTTGTTATATCAATATTATTAATATCACCAATTATTGGATTATAAAAAATAATATTAGTAATATTATTTTTATTTTTATTAAGTAAATATGCATGCATTATTTTTTCACATATATTATTACAATATATTAATGAATTTAATGTTATTATTGTGTTATCACATAATATATCAATTATACAGGAAACATTACAATACGACACATTATAATTAATAAAAATATTAGTTGGATTTATTGTATTTATCATTTTACATATCCCTTTTTCTAAATTTATATAATATTTATATATTTCATCATTATTTAAAAAATCACTATAAACATTAATATTATTAAAAGAGTTTGAATGAATAATACTATCTATTATTTCTTTCCAATTATTATGTATTATATTATCATTATTAATTTTACTTGAATAATTCTTTTGAACAATTTTTAAAACTAAACATTTAATAATATTATTAATAATTGATATATTAATTTTATTAGGTATATCTAATGTTTTATTAATAATTGATTTTTTATTAACGATTTCAATTAGATATTTTGAAATATTATAATAACCAATAATATTTAAATGTTTTTTGATATCTAATGATAAATTTAATGCTGGTTTAATTTTATCAAAGTCCCCTATAAAATTTTTAATATATAATGATTGGTCAATTTCTCTTATTAACGGACTTGGATTATTATGATAATTTATAATTAATGTATGTTTTGCTCTCGAACATGCAACATAAAATAAACGTCTTTCTTCATCAATTTCATAAAGCTCATCTAAATAATATTTTGACCTATAATATGATAAATCTTTTGAATTCATATCAATAATATAAACATTATCCCATTCTAAACCTTTTGAACCATGAATTGTTGATAAATACACACTATCTATTGATGTATTATTAACTTCTTGATTTAAATATATATTATTAATAAAATCATTTAATGATGAATCTTTTAGATATGAAAGTAAAATATAGATATCATTTTTATTATTATTAATACCTTCCCAAAATTGTTCTAAATAGGTAATTATTATTTTTGTTTTATCGCTATCTTTAGACATTTTTTTTAATTGTATGAATAAATTGTGTAAATCTGGTAGTTCTTTTTCTATTAAACAATCATTTAATATTTGTTTTGCTTTCACATTATCATAACCTGGGTGTAAACAGATGATTCTATTTAAATATATTGAATCAACATATTTTAATGTTTTCTTGTTTAGTAATATTACAATAAATGCTAGAAAATCTTTAATATGTGGTTTATTAAGTAATAATAAACCTAAATGTTTTGATATTGGTATATCTTTTTTTTGTAAATATAATTCAATATTATTTAATTGATTATTATTTCTAGATAATATTACAATATTTGATAAACTAGTTCCATTTTGTTTTTTTATTAAAATATCATTTGTTATCCATTCAAACTGTTCTTTAATCGATTTAAAATTATTTACATGCGGTTTATTATCATTATTAATATCAATTGATTTAACATTTTTATCAAATTGATTTAAATTATGAGATATAATATCTTGACAAAAATTTACTATTGATGATGTTGATCTATAATTTTCTTCTAATAAATACATTTTATGTGGCTTGTTTAAATTATAATTTAATATATATTTTACGGAACTACCCCTAAAAGAATAAATAGATTGTGCATCATCACCAACAACCATTATATTACTATTATTTGATAATTGTAACAAGATATTATTTTGTATCGAATTAACATCTTGGTATTCATCAAAAAACACATATTTTATTTCATTTTTAAAATCACTTGATTTTGTTGTTAATAAAAAATCATTAAACATTATCATTAAATCATTAAAATCAATTAAATTATCTTTTTTCTTTTTTAATTTATATAATTTATGAATTAATTTAAATTCTTTTAAATATTTATAGAGTTTATTTTTAATTAAAACAGATTTCATATCAAAAGGAACTGTTATTGATGATTGGTCAAATATAGTTTGAATCTTTAATTTAATTATTTCTGTATTTTCTATATTTTGATTATCAATTATATCCTCTAAATAAGCTTTTGTGTCTGATTCATCCATAATAATATTATTTAAATTATTATATTTTTTTAATATTTTATAACTTAATCCATGAATTGTTCCAACATAATAAGGAACTTTATCAGGAACTAATTTATTTAATCGATTTAATATTTCAATACCAGCCTTTTTAGTAAATGTTATCATAATAGTTTCTTCTGGTTTAAGATTATGTTTTAATAACATATTGATATATCTTGCAATTAATGTATGAGTTTTACCTGATCCTGGACAAGCTATTACTAATATATTATCTTGTGTTGAATCTACTATTATTTGTTGTTCTTTACTTAATTTAAAATTTTTAATTATTTTTTCTAATATAATATTTTGTGCCGTGTCATTCATTATTTATATATAAAAAATAATCTTTAAATAAAATGTAATTATCTATTAAAAAAAATAATTATCTATTAAATAAAAATATAATTATCTATTAAAAAAATTATCTATTAAATAAAAATATAATTATCTATTAAAAAATGTATTTCTCTATTAAAAAAAATAATTATTTATTTATTTTTTAGTGGCAATTTTTGGTTTGATTGATCTCGCAGCAATTTTTGGTTTGATTGATTTTGTAGCAGAAATAATATACTTGTCATATGTTGATTTATTTACTAAAACACTACTTCCGCGATTATCATTAATTCTATAGTGACCAGTACCACCGAGATTAAATGAGCATGTCATTCTAGATGGACCAGAATTAATACCAGGATTTCTATTTTTATTGTTAGTGGACATTATTAAATATATAATATTATTTTATAAATAATTAATTAATCAATTTTTATTAAAAATAATAAAGAAATGGATTTGAAATAATTTCATTTGATAACAATCAATTGATTTTTCAAACAGTAATATAACCAATAGGGAGTTGATATTCAGGTTTATTAATAACAATAACATTTTGATTTTCTGTTGTAATACCATTAGTATCGTGTAAAATGATAAATACCACCATCTTATGACCACCTTGACAATATGGTAAAGATGTTAGAATATTTTTACCAAAATATTCACCAATACCCATCGCTTGTCTAGCACGATATGACGTGTTTAATGAATTACAAAGAATAGAATCAATATTTTTTTCTGGTGTTCCATGAAATACAATTGATATTTTTTTTGTTGGAGACTTTTTAAAAGCTTCATAAAATCGATTTAAAATTGGTAAATTATGATTAAAATGATGATTGTTCATGAAACTGTTTTTTATATTTTCATTGTTATGCGTTGCTAGTTTTCCAGACATTCCTTTAAAACTAAAAAGAAGTATGTCTTTGTCATGACAATATAGCACATATTGAAGATTTAATAATTTTTGTTCTAGTTTAGATTGTTCCAAACCATGTTCAAAAATTATACTTTTTAATTTATCTTTGTGTTTAACTTCAAGATTAAATAATTCTAGTTCTATTTTTTTTTGTTTCCAATCAAGTTCAATTTTATATTGTTCAATTTTATATTGTTCAAAATCAATTTTCTCTTGTTCAATTTTATCAAGTTCAATTTTCTCTTGTTCAATTTTCTCTTGTTTAATTTTCTCTTGTTCAATTCTCTCTTGTTTAATTCTCTCTTGTTTAATTATCTCTTGTTCAATTTTCTCTTGTTTAATTCTATCTTGTTCAATTTTAGGATCAATTTGTTCAACCATATATATATCTTCTTGAATATCCATGTCAATTATATCATCGTGATATAGTATTGATAATATCATAATATCTTCAAAATAATTAATATTCATTATATAATTTGGTTCTTTATTTAATGATTTAATAATCATTGAATAAAAATTTTTAATTAGTTTGATAGAAATATCTTCTTTTTTAACAACGCCTTCTAAATACATTGTTTGCTGATCTCGCATATTTACATTTATTTGTGTTGGTTCAAGATGTAATTCAAAATTATAATTATTAAATATATGTGTGCTGGTTGTCATTAGATATTGATACTTTAATTATAGTAATAATAATTAATTTCAATTTTTTAAAATTAATAGAATAGTGTAATATTATTAAAAATTGAAATATATATATTATACTTATAATAATATCAAATGATAATATGTCTGATAATTATACTATACCTGATGAATTCGTGTGTCCGATAACACTCGATATTATGAAAGATCCTATTATATGTGAAGACGGTTATACATATGAGAGAAACGCAATCCTTCAATTAAGAGATTCTTTGTCACCAATGACACGACAGCCAATTGATAAAACTAGATTAATACCAAATCGTGCAATTAAAGATTCAATTAATAAATTTAATGAAAAAAATTTACCGTTTCAAAAAGAAATTAAAGAGAAATTAGAAAAAGAACGTATTGAGAAAGAACGTGTTGAAAAAAAACGACTTGATAAAATAAATTTATTGAAAATTAAATTAGTGTCATGTCGAGTTGAAAGACGACGTGCTATCCAAGAACAACTTGATGAAAAAAATTTATTGATAATTAAATTAGAGTCAATTAGACTTGAAAAAGAACGCATTAAGAAAGAAAAAGAACGTGTTGAAAAAGAACGACTTGAAAAAGAACGTATTGAAAAAGAAAGACCTGAGAAAGAACGTGTTGAAAAAGAACGTGTTGAAAAAGCTAAAATAGTTCAAGAAAGAATTATACGCGAACAAAAAATAAAAGGATTGATTAAAAAATATAACGAAATAAATCCTAGTTTTCAAATTGGTGTACCCTCTATAACTGTACAGGGTACCGGTTTCGGTCCTCATTCATATAATTTTGAAAGATGTGTACATGCACAGGGTGCTTGTCTTAATTGGCATCCTTGGCCAGGAAGATATGAAGGTGAGCCAAAACAACATAAATATGTTTTTGATAATAGATTAATTAAATTATCAACAACGGATGCTCGTTATCAACAATTAGTAAAATATTATGAATGGGTTAATAATAATGTTAAGGGTATGAAGATTACACACCATCTTGTTGATGAGCCTCGTAGAACTAAACTGAATGATGAACCTCTGCAAATGATGAATTCGATTGCGTCTACTATTAATTCTATTACATCAAATATTAATGTATACTGTTTTAATCTTATAGGTCATAATGGACACGATTCTAAAGAAATAAATATTCTTGAATCTCATAAACAATATGTAGAGTGGTGTGTACATTCTGAACAAAGTGATGCTCATCACATCAAACGATTATCAAGACAATGTTCGTATGATGACTTTGAACCATTTATGTTATTAGCTAAAAATATCATTGACTTTACTCAAGATTTAGAATCAATTTGATAATTAAATATTAGTTCTGATGACTGGAATAACATTATCCGTGTGTATTAATTGATGATTAACTTGTGATTTATTTTTTTTATAGTTATTATTAAAACTACCACAAATACTATTAATAAAAATAAAAAATATAATTATCCAAATATTTATTTAATTCTTAACCTACAAGAGTTAATTAAATTAGTTTTTTATGATTTATTAAAAATTGGAAAATATATATATTATATTTATAATAACATTAAATGATAATATGTCTGATAATTATGCTATACCAAATGAATTTATATGTCCGATAACTCTTGATATTATGACAAATCCTGTTATATATAAAGACGGTTTTACATACGTGAAAAATGCACTCCTTCAATTAAGAAAATTTGGGTCATCAATGAATCTACAACCAATTGATAAAACTAGAATAGTACCAAATCGTGCAATTAAAGATTCAATTAATAAATTTAATGAAAAAAAATTATTGTTTCAAAAAGAAATTAATGAGAACTTAGAAAAAGAAATTAAAGAAAAATTAGAAAATGAACGATTTTATGAAAAAAAATTATTGAAAAATAATATGGATTCAATTAGACTTGAAAGAAGACACAACAAGCTTGAAAAAGAATACATTAATATTAACGAAGAAGATTTTTTTAAAAAAACATTATTGAAAATTAAATTAGATTCAATTAAGCTTGAAAGAAAACACATTAAGCTTGAAAAAGAACATATTAAGCTTGAATATAAACACAATAAGCTTAAAAAAGAACATACTTTTGTAAAGAAAGAGTGTTCACCTGAAGAAACACTAATTCTTAAGAAAAAGATAAGAGTTACATTAACTAATTTCAAACATTTATATTATAGTTTAAAATTTAAAACCAAGTTTATAAAATGGTTGTGGGAACTAGTAAGAGAACCTAAAATCGCTAGGGAATATCACACAACCTATTTGGCTGAACACACACATGATGTAGCTGTGTTAAATAATGTTGTTGATAATTTTTCTTATAAACAAAACTTGGGTTATATCATGATGAATAAAACGTGTTGGATTTGAACTCAAGATTTATTATTATTTTTTTACAATAGAAACTAAATATTATTTAGCTAATTTATTACCTAGTGTTAGATAATGTGTCATAAATCACAATGTTCGAGATTTTTATATTATTTACATTGTGAAAAATGTATCAAAAACATAAAGAACACATTAATACTAATTGGTAGTTGAAAATAATTATGTTTTATTTATTTTTTAGGGGGTGAGTTTATGAAATTAATTGCAAGTTCAATCATATTGGCTTTTTCACATTTTTTTTGAGTTTCATCAAATGATGCTGTTTTACGAGTTTTAAGAATTGGTTTTTTGACATCTTCTGGTTTATCTTTACTTGTATTAGCTGTATTTGCACGATATAGATTTTCTGATTCTATTTTAATAGCATTACTTATATTATCACGTTTCTCTTTAATATTTTTACGTGTAACTGGTATATTTAGTTTACGTTTATAAAAATCATTATACATATTCCAGTTTAATTTGATTGATTTTTTTTCATTAATTATAGCTAATGAACATAAATATTTTAACTCATTTTCTTTTAGTGCATTTTTAATTTTTGGGTCATCTAGATTACGTCCACTTGACTTTTGATATTTATTTATGTGGTCTATATCTTCATATCTTCTGCTATAACTTTTATTTACGTCATCTTGAGAGGCAATATAACAGTTCATTTTATTTTCATCTGCAATTATTGATGTTTTTACCCCAAAAACACTATGTTTTCCATCACAGTCGCCTTTCTTATTACTGATTTCGTGAGAACATGGTAAAATAACTATTTCTTCGCTAGTATATTTACCTGACATTTCCTTTAACATTAAACCTAATGTTTGTCGAGTTCTTATTAAATCCGATGAAAATAAAAAGTCAATTATAGCATCACTCAAATCTTTCTTTAATATTTCACCTGCACGAATAGCTTGCATAGATCCAGAGTATTTTCCACTTGTTGTAAGAATAGGGTCTATTAAACCAGATGTTATCATAGTTATTAGTTTTGTGTGATTTCTTTTTGCTTCATTATGAATTCCATCTCCATGTCTAACTAAATAAAATATAAATGTATTTTTTCCAACCTTGTCTAATAATTCTTTTGATATAACCAAGTTACCTGCAAAATGAGCATTAAACCGTGCTATATTAAAATATTTTTTATTATCTGTTTTTTTTACATTATCTGTTTTTTTTACATCATCTGTTTTATTTACATCATCTGTTTTAGCATCACTTTCAAGTTCTCCTGAATGAATCATTTCAATTTCAGACTTTTCTTTAGCAATTGTTAATTTAATAATAGCACAATTCATAAATTTTCCTGGTAATTTTTTAGGTGTTTCTTTAAAACTTGATAATAAACATTGTAATCTACTATTATGAGAAACAATTATAGAACGAACCGTTTTAGGAACAGGACTCTCCTCCCCACCTAATTGATTTTTTAACATTAAATATTTAAGTTTATATTTTAAATATTTATCATTGTATTTACCGACATTACTCATATATATATAATCTATATTTTTTTAAAATTAATTTAATAAATAGTTTTAAAGATATATATTTTATCATAGATAATGGAAAAATATTATGTTCTTGAAGTTTTAGAATTTATTACACAAAAAGATGGTGATGATGGTTGGTTAGCACAATGTGGTAAAATTAAACATATTGGTTATATGAGGAAAAAATTTGAAACAAAGAAACAAGCTGTAATGTATTATGATAAACATAATCCACATATGCGTTCTTTAAATGCACATGGTAATTATCGTAGTGATTGGGATCCAAATACAAAATTACTTTATATTGTTAGAGATGATTATTTAATAAATGCGAATGTTGATTGTTTTTCTATTGAAGATAATTATAAAATCATTGTTTAAAAATAGTTAATTATTTATCTTTATTTTATTAAATAAAGATAAAAATTGATAAAATATTTTTTTAATATAAATAATTACTTTATATTATGGAATTAATCACAAAAAAACAATTATTAAATACAGATCCAAAGTTAATTAATTATAAATAAAGATATTGGAATGCCATTTTGTATGTTTGTGTGTAGTAAAATTTATTAAATTACATGAATGTTCATTTTGAAAATATTTTTTTAAAGTCTGGTACTTTTTGTTTAATTTTTATTTTTTCTATTTTTTTTTTTATTTTTTCAATACTATCAATATTACTTACAGAGAATTTATCAAGTTTGTTTTTAATCATATAATCATGCATACTTTTACTAAAATTATTTTTCGGTAAATCATATATTATTTTTTCATCATCATCACTTTTTATAATATCAGTTAATAAATTATCAACAAATATTTTTTTTTCTTTAAATTTAGTATTTTTTTCTATAAAGTCTTTTATAAATTTAGTATTGTTTTCTTTATTATCAATAGGTTTATATATTTCAAAATCTATTATACCTGTTTGTGAAATAAAAAATATTCCTTTATAGATTTTCTTTACCTTATATTTCATTCCACCCCCTTCAACAGTGTCATTAGTGATATTAATACTAATAAGATAAATAATGTCATTAATATTTGTGGTTTTTTTTAATAATTGTTTGTATTTAATGCGGTATTTTAAATATTTATAACGGTAATCCATTTTTTATAATATAATATATATTACATCATAAAAAAAATATATTTTATAATTAAATATAAAACATCATAACCATATATGAAATATTAATTTAAAAAATTTATATCTTTGTAATTATATAATGATAAATTTTTTAACATCAAAAGATCTCTCGTCGCAAATGATGATGAGTTTTATAATTGGTGGTTTAATTGTTTCATCTGTCAGTTATGTCGCAACATTTACAAGTCCTGTACTTGGTTCGATATTATGGGCGTTTCCATTTTCAATAATACCAGTTTTGTATTTTATGAAAGCAAATAATAAAAATAATATATATATATCAAAATTTTTATTAAGCACAACCTTTGCAATAGGATTATTAGTATTATGTACATTTTTGTTCAGTTATTATATAAAAAATTGTCCTGATACTGATATTGATGGTATTACTCGTTCTATTTTGAAATCAACTGCATGGTGGATAATATTTGCTATTTTATTTTATTTATTTATAATGTATGGGGGTTTCAAAGAACATTTTATGTAATATTAGTATAATTTTGACATTAATATTTATTTTATAGATAACTTATATAATGGATTATAAAACTAAATATTTAAAATATAAAACTAAATATTCTAAATTATTATCTGAACAAAATCAAAATTTAAATCAAACAGGTGGTAATTATAAATGCGAACCTAATAATTATTTTAATAAAATATGTCAAGAAAATAAAACGGGTTATTATAACAGTAAAGAAAAATGTATGGAAACATGTGAAAATCAATATATCAATAAACATTTAAAAAAATCAAATTTAAAAAAAGAAACTACACAATTTAGTAATTTAATAAAAGATTTAATTGCTGATGATATTTGTGTTTATATAAAAGGAGGAACAGTATTAGGTTTACTTGTTTTAAAAGAAATATATTTATATGGAAAAGAAAAGAATTGGTCTAATGATATGTGGTTAAAAAATTTAAAAAACTTTATTAAACTTGATTTAATTAGAGATTGGGATTTTGCATGTTATACTAATACTAATACTAATATTAATAAAAAATGTGCTAAAATTACCGATGAATATAGAACAAAACTTGATAAAATAGCAGAGAAATATAAAATGGTTCCACGAGCAAAAACTTTTATATTATATCAGGCAAAATATCCAATAAAAATAAAAGATCAAGCATTATTTGAACTTGCAATTTTAGAGAATGAAGATAATATTAATTTAGAATTACCAATGACAACAATTAAAGTAAAAATAACACCAACCAATTTAAATCATATATTTATGTTAGCTAATTGTTTTTTTAAAAATAGATTAGATATTGATTTTATTAAACATGCAATTAAAAATATAGATTTTATGATTCCAAAACACAAAAATGGATTATATACAATGGATAAAATATATTATGGATGTTTATCACCAGAATTAGTTATATTTATTAAAAACTTTTCAAAATCAGATATGAATTTACAACAATTTTTAATTACTCATTTTATAGAACCACATCGAATGTTTTATAGATTATTAATTAAAAATATACCAAAATCTAATAAAATAAATTTATTTTATAGAGAAAATAAATTAAATACAAAAAAACTAACATGGTTAATTGATTCAGAATACATTAATACTCAAATCAAATCATTCATTGACTGTTTATCTAAACATATATATAAAATTTATTTAAAAAATAAATCAAATTTTGAAAATGTAATATCTGAATTAGATAAATTTTTTTCAGAAGTAAAATTTAATAGAATAGAACTAGAATATGATAATATTGATTCAACTGGTCGGTGTTTGATTAAAACATTATTTATAAAAATTTATAAAAACATATTAATAAAAGGTACTGATAGTAAATTAGTTAAATTATTACTATTTTTAAATAAAAAAAAAATGTTTGATTAATTTTATTTTCCATCAATATATAATTATATCTTTATAATTATATAATGATAAATATTTTTACATCAAATGATATTTATTTGCAAATAATAAGAAATTTTATGCTTGGTGGTTTTATTATTGTATCAACAAGTTATATTATTACATTTACTAATCATGTACTTGGTTCAATGTTGTAGGCATTTTCGCTGTACTTGTAATATATTTCAACATTTGTTAATATATATTAATAAATTATAAACATTTTTTATGGTAGAGTTAATTCACAGACGTTTTTTAATGCACTAACATCTGTAATGTTTTTACAATTATTTAAATATAAAGTATGTACATTACCTAACGCACTTATATCAGTGATTTTATTACAACATCTTAAATCTAAAGTATGTACATTACCTAACGCACTAACATCCGTAATGTTTTTACAATAACTTAAATATAAAGTATGTACATTACCTAACGCACTTATATCAGTGATTTTATCACAATAACTTAAATATAAAGTATGTACATTACCTAATGCACTTGTATCAGTGATTTTATCACAATAACTTAAATATAAAGTATGTACATTACCTAACGCACTTATATCAGTGATTTTATCACAACATCTTAAATCTAAAGTATGTACATTACCTAATGCACTAATATTTGTAATGTTTTTACAATTATTTAAATTTAAAGTATGTACATTACCTAATGCACTCACACCCGTAATGTTTTTACAACCACATAAATCTAAAGTATGTACATTACCTAATGCACTTATATCAGTGATTTTATCACAACAACTTAAATCTAAAGTATGTACATTACCTAATGCACTTGTATCAGTGATTTTATCACAACAACTTAAATATAAAGTATGTACATTACCTAATGCACTAACATCTGTAATGTTTTTACAATTATTTAAATTTAAAGTATGTACATTACCTAATGCACTAACATCTGTAATGTTTTTACAATTATTTAAATTTAAAGTATGTACATTACCTAACACACTTATATCTTTTATTTTATCACAATAACTTAAACATAAAGTATGCACATTACCTAATGCACCAACATCTGTAATTTTAATACAATTACTTAAATCTAAAGTACGCAGCTGGGTACCTAATGTACCTAATACACTAACATCTGTAATTTTAATACAACCACATAATTTTAAACTATGTAGTTTTCCTAATGTACCTAATATACTTATATCAGTAATTTTATCACAATTACCTAAACTTAAAGTACACAGATGTTTTCCTAAACCACTTATATCAGTAATTTTATTACAATTATTTAAATTTAAAACACGCAACTGTTTTCCTAAACCACTTATATCAGTAATTTCATAACAACCATGTAAATCTAATTCATGTACGTTTCCTAACGCACTTATATCAATAATTTTAGTACAATAACTTAAATCTAAAGTATGTACTTTTCCTAATGCACTAACATCTGTAATTTTTGTACAATAACTTAAATCTAAAGTATGTACTTTTCCTAATGCACTAACATCTGTAATTTTTGTACAATCACTTAATGTTAAATTATGAAGGTTTCCTAATGCACTAACATCAGTAATATTATCACAACAACTTAAATCTAAAGTATGAAGGTTTCCTAACGCACTAACATCAGTAATTTTATCACAACAACTTAAATTTAACTCTAATTGTTTATTAGGATTGAATATATTATTTAAAACTCTATTTCTAAATAATTCATCATCATAATATTGTAATGAATATTTTTTATTTAATTTATAATTAATATGTTTTTTTAATTGGGCGAATAATACACATGTATCACATAAAAAACGTAAATCAATATATTCATTGATAACATAAAATAAATCTATATTTGTTAATAAATGTTCCATTAATATATTATTATTATAAATTAATAAAGTATAAATCAATTTTTATTAAAATAAAAACATACAAGCAGTCAAAACATACAAGCAGTCAAAACATACAAGCAGTCAAAACATACAAGCATTTATTATTTAAATTAAAAAATAAAAACATCCAAGCATTTATTATTTAAATTTTAAAAAATAAAACCTTTGTAATTATATAATGATAAATGTTTTTACATCTAATGATATTTATTCACAAATAATGAGAAATTTTATATTAGGTGGTTTTATTATTGCATCTGTTAGTTATGTTGCAACTTTTTTTAATCCTGTAGCTGGTTCGATATTGTGGGCGTTTCCATTTTCAATTATACCAGTCTTGTATTTTATGAAAGCAAATAATAAAGATAATACATATATTGCAAAATTTTTATTAAGTACAACATTTTCGGTGGGTTTATTAATATTATGTACATTTATGATTAGTTATTATTTAAACCAATCTAATGAATGTGATGGTATTACTCCATCGATTTTGAAAGCAACTGCATGGTGGATAATATGTTCTATAATATTCTATTTATCCATAATGTATGGTGGTTTTAAACAATATTTTATGTAATTTATTATATTATTAATATGATAATTAAATATTGGTTGTATATAAATTAAATTTTAAAAGTATCAAAATAATGTTGTCTTGCAGGTATTTTTTTTGACATTTCATTTCGAATAAATGATTCTAAATCTGATTCCTTATCTTTTGTTAGTACAAAAGTTTTCTTTTCATCATATTGAATTGTTTTATCATATTGATTTGTTTTATCATGTTGAATTGTTTTATCCATTATGATATTATTAATAAATATATTAATTAATAAAATATTCAATTTTTTATAATAAATATATAAATCTTTCCTAACATAACTTTTAAATATAATTTATTTCTATTAGTTTATAATATGAAAGATCCGATAAAAATTATTCATAAATTTAAAAATAATAATAAAAGAACTCAATATCAAGTATACATATATGTTGGTTATCTGGTTCCAAAAGAGATAATGACAATTTTAAATTCATTTATTGAAAAAGATTTTTATTTGACATTAAATACATTATCAACTAAACAATATAAAGAATTAGAAAAAATATACGGTACATATTGGTATCAATTTTTTTTTATTAGTTATCATATTAAACATCAATGTACTTTAATTGATAATAGTCAAACAAAAAAGAAAAGTATTCAAGATAAATATGGTAAAGATTGGTATGAAAAACATATAACTAACCCTCCAATTAAGAAAACGACATATTCGTTTTCGTCGAGTTATTATAATAATTTATTATTACAAAATAAAATAAAAAATGAACCACGTAAAATTGAAATGGATTTTAGGTCTCATAATAAACAAGATATTATAAAAACATCTCCCATATTATTAGGTGGTAAAAAAACAGATAAAGATGATGATGATGATGATGCTGATAAAGATCCAGATTTAGATGAAGGTGATAATGGTGTTAATGGTGGAGAAGAAGAATTAATAGACGAAGGTATGGTTAAAGAGTCGTTAGATGAAACTATTGAAGAGGATTTTGATATTAATGAAATAACAAAATTATATACATCTGCAAATATAGAAAGTAATAAAACATTAACAGAAACATCAAAATTAATAAATGATGCATTAAATAACGACAATTGGTCAAAACCTGTAAAAAATATTAATAAAAAATACGATAATATTTTAGATAATATTACATATGATTCAAAATTAGAAGATATTTTTAATAAGGTTTATATTACAGAACAATATCTTTTTAAAGATGATACAATTAAAAATATAAGACAAAAAATATCAATATCATTACCTTTTTCAGAAAAATTTGGAAAATCAATTAAACTTTTACCAGAAACTCAATATTTTTGGTGTGAATATAATTATAATAATATTAATGATTCAATTATGATTGGTCAAAAATGGATTAGAAGAAATGAATTATTAAAAATTGATATAAAACCAAATGATAATATTAAAATTTATGAAAATTTACGTGGAAACTTGTCTTATTTAAAAGATAGTTTTGGGTATAAAATTAAACGAGAAGATGATGAAACTAATATATTAAGATTTTATGATTCATATATGACAATGAATGAAATTTTTATGTTAGATATTTATAATGATTTGGGAATTAATTATAAACCAAATCCTGATGAAAAACGAAATTTATATGATGTATATTCAAATATATATTTTCCAATGTTGTCATATGAAAGATTAGAACAAATAATTCAATTATTAAATAGTGAAAATAATAAAGAACTTAAATATATTGAAAATTCTTTTTTATCAATACAAAATGATATTAAATTAGAAAATATTATTGAAGAAACAGTTCAAAAAGCAAAAAGTAAATTAGGAAATTTTAATAGTCTTTTTAATGAAAATCATATTATTCAATCAATTATTCATGTTAATATACAAGATCCTAAAAATATAACTGGGACAATATCTGATCATAAATTTAATTTATATAGAATTTTTGATAATTTTATAGTAAATGAAACATATCCATTTATTCAATATCAAACTGCTGATTCACAATTAAGATATAAATTTTTTACAAAATCTAAAAAAACCGATAATTTAGATAATCTTACAAAATGGTTTGAAAATACACCATATGGTATTAGTTTTAAAATTAAAATATATAATACAAAATTAAATAATGATAATAAATATATATCAATTAATTTACACGAATCAGGACGTATTGAATATAAAAATACATGGAAAGAAGAAAATGAAATAACTGTTAATGATATAAATAATACTTATAACTATGTTAGAGACGTATTAAAAAAGGTTAATTCAGAAAATAAAAAAATAAAAATTATTTTACCTGTTGATGAAAAATTTAAATATGCTTTTATAAATACAATTCAAAAATTCACAATTCAAGAAAAATTTAAAATTAATCATAATGATTTGTCAGAATTTGCAATATTTTTTTATCCATATATTTCGTTAGTTATTGAACCCAAAAAACGTAAATCTAAAAAACAAGATGTTGTAAATGATTCTTCTAAATATGGAACATATTTACGATATAAAAGAATTAGTAAATATGATAATCGTACTAAAATGCATCTTAGAATATTATATTTTTTAAGAAATTATGAATTAAATGATAGAGAATTAATCGACGAAATATCAAAACAATATAATATAACATTAGATATTGCTGCAAGAGAATTAGATTTTGTAAGAGATAAATATAGAAAAATTATTAAAATAAAAACACAAAATAATGTAAATAAAATAAAACAAATGCCTAAATCTAAACCTCCAGGTATTGGTATTGATATACAAGGTCGTGATAGAGAAAAATATAAAATTAGAATTACAGGTGCCAGAGATAAAGTACAATTAGATGAAATTATTGAATTTATGAAAGTATTAATTTATTTATATGTTGAAATTTATTTATATAAAAACCCAGATTACCAACATATGAAAGATACATTAAAAAGTTTAACAAAAATAGCACGAAGACGTAATAAAGTTACAGAAATAGTCGAATATGATGTAGATAAAAAAACTGTAAAATCTATTACATCTTTAGATAAATCAAGACTGGGATTTAAACCTGATAAAGGACAAAGTCAGTGGACTAGATCTTGTCAAAATTCTGGTACTGATAAGAAAAGAAGACCAGATATTACACCAGGCGACCAACTTGATAAATTAATAAAAGATGGTTATAAAATAAATAAAAAAACTGGTTATTATGAAAAGGAAGTTTTATTTAAAACCAAAAATAAACAACATAAAACAATTATTAAAGTAATTAAACTTTCAGGTGATAATGATACTCTTAATTATTTTTCATGTGATCCATTACAAAACAAAGAACATATATATATTGGATTTTTAGCACGTGGTAATAACCCCCAAGATTTATGTATGCCTTGTTGTTTTAAGAAAGATCAATTATTATCAGCAAATAAAGTAAAGAAAAATTATTATTTAAAATGTATGGGTGAGAAATCAAAAGAAATTGTTAGTAAAAACATTACTCAAAATTTAGGGGATAAATTATATATATTACAAGACACGAATAAAATTCAAGAAGGGCGTTTTATTTATTTACCAAAATATTTAGATATCTTTTTTAATAAAATATGGAATAATGATAAAAAAATTAGAAATCATTATTTATATGAATCAAAATCTGGATATTTTTTTAAATATACTGTTAAACACGAATATTATTATTTTTTAATAACATTAGCAAATATTTATAATAAAACAATTGATCAATTAATTGAATCAATGACAAGTTTTTTAGAAAAAGATAAAGACGATACATATTTTACATATTTAAATAATGGTGATACAAGTGAGACTTTTAAAGAAAAATCAAAATATATAGATTATATTAAAAATTCTAATTATTTAGAATATGATATAATTGGTGAATTAACAGAAATACCTGGTGTGCTTTCACCAAAAGGAATTGTTTATTATATATTAAATAAAAAAACATTTATTATTAAAAAGAAACTAGAAAAAGAAATTACAAAAGAAATATATTATTTGGATTGTTTAAATAATGAAAATTATAATAATATGGATGAAAATAGAGATATTATTATATTAATAAAAGAAGGAAAACATTATTTTCCAATTTATAGGGTGCAAAAAAATGAAAAATTAAATAAAAAAATATTATTATATAAATTTTATAATTATGATAGCGATATTAAGGGAATTATTGATGAATTAAAAAATTATCATTATAAAAGTTGTAAAAATACATTAATAAATCAACTTGTAGTGGATAAAAAAATCATTACTAAAAAAATATGTAATTTACTAAAAAAATCAAAAATTAATATTAAAAAACAATATATTGATGACCGTCATAAATGTAAATATATTGAATTAGAAAATGGATTATGCTTACCAGTAACTCCATCTGGAATTGATTATAAATATAAATTTAAAAATCTCAAAGAATCTAAAAATATATGGTTAAATTTAAAAACATCAATAACATTATTAGAAAAAATTAATAAAATTGTAAATTTAGATTATATCCCCAAATATATATTTTATGATAAACAGAATAATAAGAAAATAAGAATAATATCATTATTTTTGAATAATAATTTAACACTTCCAATAATTAACGAAGAAGTAGATGAATCAATTATTAAAAAATTAGGTATTCCAATTAAATTTCAACCATTAGAGGAAACTATTGATCAAGAGATTATTAATCATGTTAATGATGATGTTGTTGATAATGAAAGATTAAATGACATTCTCGAACATAATTATATGAATGAATCATATAATATTTATAGATTAGAATTAAGTTTATATTTATATAATAATAATAATATTAAAGAGGTTATAATAAATATTGTTAGAAATCAAAAAATATTAACAAAAGATAAAAAATATGAATTACGAAAAATATTGTTTGAAATTATTAATTCTAAATTATTATCAGAATATAAATTAAATGCAGTACAAAAAGGGGGTGATAAAAAAGATACAATGGGATTTTTAATTAATAAATTACCTGATCTTAAAAAATATCTTGTATCAAATGTAAGAGAATATTGTGAAGGAAATAATGATGAAACTAAATGTAATGATAACATACACTGTAAATGGAAAAACAATTCGTGTAAATTTCAATTATTAGAGAGCATGGCAATTAATTTTGTAAATAAAGTTATTGAAGAAATGATTCAAGATAATATTAAATTTAAAGAAATCATTCAAGAAAATACATATTATGTTTCAGATATTGTTGATTTTAATCAATTTACTGATAGAAAAGACCAAAAAATTATTAATTCTTCAAATTTTAATATTAAAAAATTAATGTCGGAATTATTTGGAAAAGATAAAGTACCAGTTATTGGAAAACGTATAATAAATAGAATGAATAATGAATTAATACAAGAAGACTATCCTAAAATTATTGAATTAGGAAAACAACTATTTCAAGAAATAATACCAAATAAAGATTCAATCATACGTGCATATGTAAATTCATATTATTGGATTAATAATCCATTTTATGATATTGATTCAAGAAATTTAGGTTATCTAAACGAATTACAAACAAATTTGAGTTATTTGTTCAAGGCAAATATAATTGATTTTGTTCAAAATAATTTAAATAAGGGCGAACCAATAATAAAAAAATTTTTAGAAACATATTTTAAAGATAATGATAATTTTTTTGAATCTAATCTTAATAAATATAGAAAATCATCATTTAATACATCTGGTAAAATGGAGTTATTTGTACTGAGTCATTTAATTGATTTACCAATTGTGATATATGATAATTTTTCAAATATAAAATATATTTTTTTACAAGGCGAAATACCTGTTAATAGTGAAACAATTAAAACATTTACAAAGAACTCTGTTTTAAATAAAACTATATTTATAAAAATTGATTATGATGAATCTAATGATATACCAAAAAATATATATTCGTTATATTATATTTAAATTATATTATTATATATATGGAAAAAGAATCTTATTTTAAAAATGCTGGATTTCCGCCAATAAAATTTTGTATGGACGAAACACCTGTCGATGGTAAAAAAGAAAGATTTTATCAAAATAATGTAGTTCATAATAATATAAATATAAGAGACTTGTTATCAGATGGTAAAAAAAAATTAATAATAATTCCTGTTGAATCAGAATCATTAGAAATTATTAATACATTAAATATTAATTAAACTTTTAATAAAAATTATTTAATTAAAATTTCTTATTTTATTATAATGAGTTATATAAAACCAAGATTAATAGAACAAAAAATTGCTAAATTAATAATCGAAAAAAGAAAACAAAAAAACCTTATCCTTGAAAGTAATCTTCAAGAACAATCTAATATACAAATTGAAAAATCTATTGTTCCTGAATTAAAATATATAAAAATTTTTAAATGTATATTAAATTTCTTTAAAAATATAAATATGTTAGTACTAATAATAATATTGATATGTATTTTATTATATTTTAGATACATCGAAATACATAAACGAAAACAAAAAATTAAAGAAATTCTTGAACAAGATGATTCATTTTCTTTATAAAAATTTATTTTCATTTTCTTTATAAAATTTAAATAATAATTTATTTTCATTTTCTTTATAAAAATTAAATAATAATTTATTTTCATTTTCTTTATAAAATTTAAATAATAATTTATTTTCTATTATTATTTAAATGATTAATCTATTTAATATTATTTTAACAAGTCTTATTTTGTTCATTATATTTAATTGGATACAAAGTACCATGACATCGCCTAATAATAATTCTCCTAATAATGATTCACAATGTAATTTGATAAACATAAATGATAATAAAAACATAATTGATAATAAAAACATTAATGATAATAAAAACATAATTGATTCAAACATTATAAATTATGATGATGACGCAAATAAAAAAGAATATTTTGAAAAACAATCTAATCGCACATTTACAAATACATGGTATCCAAATACTTGGATAGATCATATTGATGATAACGACAAACCTATTTATGAATCGAGAGAAAATATTACAGGACAATCTGGTGATATTATGAATACTTTAAATTCCAGTGCACATAATAATTTTAATAATAATGATTCAAAACAATGTAATATTCAAGATAAATCAATAAAAGAAGTGTATGACACCTCTATGATTGATTATAAAAAAACTTATCCTATAAAAAAACCTATATCAAATGAAGATGATGACATTATTGTACAATGTGGTTCAAATTTAAAAGCCTATACATCTGATACATGGACATATGATGATGAAAATCCAGAAAATGGAGGTATATTATATGATGCTTTATATGCAAATGATCCAGAATCTCTTGATAATGCAGTATTTTAAAATTTTTTATATATAACATTTTTATTTTATATATAAAATTATCGTTTGTATTTTTATTTGATAGTATTACAATTTTATTTGTTAAAAAACAAAGACATTAACATAGTATTACACATTATTAATATCCAAAAAATCTCCACCAACTCTGGCCGGCAACGGCATCGGTATCGCCCTCGGCACCGCCCTCGGCACCCTCGGCATCATTATGTTGTTTAACATCATCTATTATCGATTTTATATTTTCAAATCTGTCAATTAAAAATGTTTTGGCACTATCATCAATATTTTCATTTAGTTTTTTAATGAGTTCTTCAATTTGTGATTGTATATAATCATTGGTTGTACCTTTTATTACGGGTAGTTCAGGTAGTTCAGGTAGTTCAGGTTCATATTGTTTAATTTCTTTCCATATTTTATTAAATATAATAATATTATCATCTGTCGACATATTAAATTTCTTAAATTCACTTAATATTTGTATTAATTGTTTATTAATATTAATAGTCTTACACGATTCTGGTGCAGCCCCACCTTTTTGTAGTGCCATATTTGTTCCAGTTTTTAAATGTTTGTTAGAAAAATAATAAGGTAGATTTAATGAACAATATGTTGTCATATATGTAATTATGCTCACTGCATTCGAAAGAAGTGCTGTTGTTATAGATTTGTCTGCATCATCATCGAATGGTCGTTTAACTAATAAATCATTTACACCAACTTGTTTTTCTAATAAATATAAAATATATACAATTGTAACACCCGCTGACACCAAGTTCATATTAGATATGTCAAAATATCGTTGGATAAAGGTACTCCATGATTCACCAGAAGACGCTGATGTCCCTGATGCCCCTGATGCCCCTGGTGTTGAAGACGCTGCCCCTGATGCCCCTGCTGCCCCCGTCCCTACTGCCTCTGGTGCACTAGGAATAACATCAACCCTAACCTCCTTATCATAATTTATGTAAGTTCTTTTTGGTTTATTTAAAAGTTCGTGGATATCAAATAATCTTTCAATTAACACACGTATTTCTTTTTTCGTACATATTTTATTTTTATATCTAATATTTTCAATTACGCCATATCTTCTATTTATATCAGCAATGTCTGACTTTTTTAATTGTGGTAATAATGTACTTGATTTTGTTAACACATATCCAACAGTATATTTTGAATTATCCATATATTATGTGATATATAAAATTTTTTATATATTTTATATAAAAAATTGATTTTTAGATTTAAAAAGAATAATACTTTAACTATTAATGAGTAATAAAATAATTTTAGGAAATAATACAGGTGTATATGTAGATTATGACACAAAACATAAAGTAATTGATTGGTTGTATTCTAAATTAAATTTATCGGATTATAGATATATAATGTTAAATCATGTATCTAAATTACAAAATCTTCAAGATAACGAACATTATGTTTCACCAAATTTTAAAGGGTATAATTATTTATTATTAATGTTAGAAATAAATAATAAAAAATTATGTGTGGTAATTGATAGAAAAACTATTTCGTATCATAAATCACAAATACAATTAAAAATGATTAATATTATTCAAATTAATATTAATGCATCAAATATAATGTATGAAGGAACTATATATGATGGAAAATTAATCAAAAATAATAATCAATATATATATTTAATTCAAGATTGTTTTTTATTAATGGGTAATAAAATGTTGGATACTGAAATGAATGAAAAAATGAATAAGTTAGATGCGGTTCTTAGAGATAATTTAAATCATTGTACTCATTTTGAATTTAAATTAAATAAATTATATAATTATAAAGAATTAGAAGAATTAATTAATAATTTATCAAAACTATCAATTGATACTAACGGATTATTGTTTTATCCAAAATATTCTGGGGTAAATGTATTATATATCGATAAAAAAATAGAAAAGATAGATACCTTTAAAAAATGTGAGATTGTAGAACAAAAAACATATGATATAATACATAATTTTGTTAATTTTCTAAAATCTCGAAAATATTCATACGAAGTTGGCGGAAAAACAAATTATTATTGGTTATCAAAAACAATTGTACCAGATGTATATGATTTAACAGAGCGCGAACATGGTGATAAAATAGGTATTGCATTAATACCAAATTTAAAAATTTCTCAATATTGTGATAATATTATTAAATCTGAACCAATTAGATTTAATTGTATATTTTCAAATAAATTTAAAAAATGGATACCTTTAATTGAATCAAATGCATAAAATTGAATACATTTAATTGAATCAAATGCATAAAATTGAATTTTATTTATTATAAATCAAAATATAATATAATATATGAGTAATTATAATAGTATCGATATCGCACACTCTTTTATTCAATATTTTTATGATAATTGGATAACAAACCCACAAGAATTAAATTCAATTATTAATAAAAAAAGTAAATTAAAATATAATAATATAATGTATGAATCATTTGATATTGTTAATCAATTATATCAATTAAAAACAGATGGTTTGGAAATTATATTATTAAATCATCAAGTAATTGATTCAAATTCTAGACAAATTTATATTTTAGTTAGTGGCACCATTAAAAATATACATTTTACAAAAAAATTTACTCAATCATTTGTTCTAATGCGTACAAGTATTAAAATCAACAAATGGAATATTATTAATTCAATATTAATTATTGAATAATTTATAAGGTTATGTAATGGAAAGATGTTTAACAATTAAAAAAACAATAATTAATTTAAGTCATTTAGCAGATATTCCTGCTATTATATTATTTGCTATAATGTTTTATTATTTTCATAATAAAAAAAATAAAAATAAAATAGAATTTTTTTTATATGGATTTAGTATAATAGGATTATTATGCGATAGTGTATTCACTTTTACATATTTATTTTTATAATTATTCAATATTATATTTTTTTATTAATACCTCTAATCCTTTTGTTATACCACATGATTTTAATGTTGTTAATAATGTTTTTAGTTTTGATATTGGATTATTATAATCAATAGATAATTCATCCCAATCATTATGAATTATTAATAATCCTCTACTAAAATTAGATTTAAATAAAATTTTTATTTTTATTAATTGTTTTATTAAATTAATTATATCTGTCGATATAGTATTATTAGCCAAAAAATAGTTATTAATTATGTTTTTACAAAAAATATTTTTATTAATTGTATCAACACATCTTGTATTAATAAAAAAAGTTAAATCATCTATTGATTTTAATAAAACATATTCATCAATTATATGAGCACATTCTAAATCTATTGTACTTGTTTGATTAGGAACAGGTAATGTTATAGGTGGATTTTGTAATTTATTAATTGTAGGTGGGTTTTGTAATTTATTAATTGTATGTGTGTTTTGTACTATATTTTTTAAAAGAATTAAATCACGATTTGGTATTTTATTATTATTTAAAATATCCTTAATTTTTAATATTTCAGAAACAGTTAATTTTTTATTTTGGTAATTAAACCAATAATATATATCTGAATAATAAATATTTTGATTTAAAATAATTTCATCACAATATTTAAAAATATCATTTGAAAATAATTTATGCTTTACCATATTTATTATTAGAATTAAATTATTTGTTCTAGTTGTTTCTGTATTTAAATTTATTAAAAAATTATTAATCGGAGATATTTCATTATTTAAATAATCATAATTAAATTTTATTTCAATAATATCATAAAAATAAGATAAATTATATCCCTGTACTTTATTATATAATGATCCAATAATTATTAAGAACTCTAAATAAATCTCAATAAAATTTATTTCAGATATAATTTTTAAATAAAATGTTTTTTGTATATCCTTGAAGATTTCGGGACTAACTTGATTAATATTATCAATAAACTCTATAATTAAATTATCAATATTTTTTTCTGATAATTTGTTTAAAATAAGATTAACTTTATTACAAATATTTTCTTTTTGAGATTGAATCTTCTGATTTTTTAATATAGTATTATTATTATTATTATTTTTTTTTAAATTTTTTTTATTTTCAGGAAATAATATACTTAATTTTTTAAGTATATTATTATCAAGTTCTTGGGTTTTTGTATCAGTTTTAAATACAATAAATTGATTAATATCTAATTGATTCATTAATAATAATAATACATTCTTTTTTTAAATTAATTTAGTTTAGTTTTTTAATTTAAAAGATTTTTTTAAATAGATGAATTATATTCATTATTTATTATATTTATTATTCATTATTCATTATTTATTATTTATTATTCATTATTCATTATTCATTATTCATTATTTATTATTTATTATTCATTATTTATTATTTATTATTCATTATTCATTATTCATTATTCATTATTTATTATTTATTATTCATTATTCATTATTTATTATTTATTATTTATTATTTATTTTTAAATTATAAAAAAATCTTTTTATAATTAAATGGATTGTAAAAAAATAAATAAGTTTGATTTACAAATCGATGATAATATTGACAAATTATGTAAAACTAATAATATTAAAAATTTATTAAATTTAACATCAACTACAACTATTGATATATTTGATAAGAGACGAAAACATATCAAAAGCGATATTAAATTATTAAAAGAATGTGATTTAATTAAAAAAAAATCAATATCAACCATTTCAAAATTATCAAATTTGGCGAAATTATCAAATTCGGAAAGTTGTAATATTATTACTAAAAATACTGATATAATTGACAATATTAATAACATTATTAAATTATTAAATAGCCAAGATAAATATATTGAATGTTATTCAAATGAATAATTATTGTAAATATTTTGATAATTTTTCATTTAGAAACATTTGAATTTCTTGCATATTTCTAGTTCCTGTATATTCAAAAGTTTCATTATTAATAATTAATAACAATGTTGGAAATTTGTTAATATTAAATTTATTAAAATCATTACTATTAATTTTTGAATCATATGCCTCAAAATCTATTTTATTGCTTAAACTCTGAATTCCGCAAATTTGATTCCATATTTTTTTAAATATTTTACAATGCCCGCAATTTTTTGATTTAAATAACATAAATTTTGGTTTCACAATAGGAATAGTAGTATATTCATTAATAAAAACTTGTAATGATTCAATATCTCTATCACCATTATATTCATATATTTTGCCATTAGACTTGTCATTTAATAATAATGTTGGATATCCATTTATTTTATATTTTTCAAAGTCCTCTTTATCTTTTTCTGCATCTAATGTTATAAAATTAATTTTATCCATCATTACAGGAATAGTATTTAACATTTCCCAAGTTTTTTTAAAGTGTTCGCAATGTCCACATCCATCTGATTTAAATAACATCATATCTGGTTTTGAATCACTGGTATCAATTAAAGTACTAACTGGTTTGTTGTCTGTAATATATGTATTGATAAATTTTTTTATTGATAAAAAATCCTTTGACCCGTCATGTATATAAATATTGTTTTCTGTTGTTAATAGTATCGTAGGAACTCTAGTAATATTATATTTATTAAAATCACTTTTATTATCAATATGATCATATGTTATAAAATGAATTTTATTAGTTAATGTAGGGTCATTACATAATTGTTTCCAAGGTTCTGCGATTGCTCTACAATGACCACACGAATTAGACTTAAATAACATAACACATGGTTTAAATGGTTCATTTCTCTGTTCAAAAATGCTCATATATAATGTATTATATAAAAAAATATATTTATTAATAATGAATGAAAATGTTAATAAAAATGTTAATAAATATATTATATTTTTCTTATTTATAATGATAATAATTATTTTTAAATTATATTTACTGTTGATAATATTGATTATACTTTATTTATTATATTATCACAGTACTAACAATCAATATTCAATTTTAAATAATGAAACAAATAATATAAATATATTTAATAATATATTTAATAATAAAAAATTTTTTAATAATATATTTAATAATTTAATTATAAAAATTTAATATTATACAGTTACCATTTTATACATTAACCAATATGCATTATTTAATATATTAATTAATTCTTGTTCTGTTTTTATTTCTGATACATTTGTATCATTAAACAAGTACCATTTATTATCAGATTGCCTACCAACATATACATAATGTCCACCATTTATATTACCAGAATGAATTACAGCACCAAATAATGACATATTATGTCTCCACGATAAATTAATATTAATTGGGTGTGTTTGTTTTGATATAGTACGCCCAGATTGGTTAAAACGTTTTAAACAAATTAATAAATACATTGGCCATTTTATTACTTGATATCTTTTTGATATAATTCGTTTTGCATTACAGTTTTCACAATGGTATTTATTTTCATCACTTAATATTTCAGATCCTTTGAATTTTCTGTATAAATCATCTAATGTTGCACAGTTTTTATCAAGGTCTAATATTAAAAAATTAGTTATTTCAAAATTATTATAAATTTTTAAACATTTATTATATTTACACTTGATTCTACAATTCAGATTAATTCCAAAAATATTTTCAATTTCTTTAGAATCATTTTCTATTTTTTTAATTTCTTCTTCTATAATATCTAAAAAACACATTATAAACTCTCCTGAATCTTGTTGACCATTACCTCTAAAAATTTCTTGTTTTTTCTCAACAATTTTTTTAATTTCAAATGGATTTATTAAACCTGTTTGTTTATTATAATATTCTAATATAATTACACTAAATTTATTTAAAATAATCGATTTATCTGAATATTTTAATACTAATTTACACAACTCTTCGTTTTGTATTACCATTTGTAATCCTGCATTTAAATAACAAGTATTACCATTATTATTAAAACCCTTCATATATATAATATATATAAATAATCTTTTATATAAAATATATGTTTCTATTATTTTAAAAATTTATAATTCATATAGTCGCCGATAAATGTATAATCTGTATGTTTATCTACTTTAGCTTTTAGACCAGAACCTGGAACAACTGTTTTCATAACTTGTATTTGATAATCAAATGGTTTATTAATAAATAAACCACAAACAACATATCTTTTATCTAGTCCATATTTTGTAATTTCGTTATCATTTGGAATAATATGAATTATATTATTATATTCTTTTCCATCGTAATTATATTTAATATAATATAATTTATATAGACGCTTAGTAGTTTTATTACCTACTAATTTAAATAATACAGTAATTGGTATTATAACATCATTAAATATTGAATCAAATTTAAATAATTCCATAGATTTTGTCATTCCAAAAACATCTGTAAACTGCTTTTCTAAAAATATTCCAAGTAAGTGCAAATATGCAGTTTTGCTTGATGATATTGTTTGATATTCGATTAGTAATCTTTTATAATCTTTTAATAATTTTATAAATATTTCATTTTTAATAATATCTTTTTTTTTTACCTTATATTCATCAAGTGTTTGACTGAAATGATCTGGATCAAGAACAGCATTCACCAGTGGAAAAAAATCATTAAACATTAAAAATAATGGGTCTTGTGAAATAAAAGTATTAGCATCGCCATTAATTCGTAATCGTGATTCTCTATCCATATCTGATATTTCTACACATTTTATTGTATGTGTTCTTGATAACAAACCATAATGGTGAATATTATCATATATAAATTTTTGTAATGATAAATTAATAAATGTTGTTGAAATATAATTATATCCTTTTTCATATTTTTCACCAACTGGATCTAAAATACATAATCTAAAAAAACCCAAATTACTTTTTGATGTATACAATTCAATTCGTTTAGCATTCTCATTACTTTTACATGAATATAAAACAACATGTGTTCTATCATTAACATAATATATTTTTCTTATTGTAAATGATATTTCTTCCTTTTTAAAATGAATAAATGAATGATTTGATGGGTCCTTTATATATGACTCGCAAATTTGATATATCTTTCCATTAATAGAATATTTTTTACCATGAATTTCACCATCTAGTATCGTTATGATCTCATCAGGATTCTTATGATTTATAGAAATTTTATATATTGTTGTATTTTTGTCTGTAAAATTTATTGATGGTGATTTGTCTAATGCAGCCATATATTTTATTATATATAATAACTAATAATTTTATTTTTTTTTTAATAATATTTTAGTCTAAAAATTGATTTTCATTAATTTTAATATATATTAAATAATATATAATGTCATTTATTAACATAAAAACTAATATATTTCCAAGATTTGGTATGCCAGTATATAATTATTCTAATAAAAGCAAATATATAGGAAATATCTTTTATCAAATGGAAATTATGTTTTAACATCAGATGTTGAAATTCATTCTAATTTAGAAAATATTACATGGTTTATATGGTTTACGTCCCCTTCAAACCAAATTTGGTTTAATTCAACAAAATCTCGTAATAATACATTAATTGTGAATACAACAAATGATAAATTTATTTGGTATCTAAAAGGAACTGAAGAGTATTATAATAAAGAACATATGTATGATGAATTTGTTATTTGTGCTGAATCAGAACATCAAGCACGATGTATTGCAGAACAACACGGTATTAAACAACTTATTTATACACAATATTGGAGAAGCGATGAATATTCTTTATGTGAAAAGATTGGGCCGCTTCTTATTGACATTGAATTAGGTGTTATATCAAATATATATAATACATATGGTAAAGTATTGTTAGAATATAAAAAAGAGTTAAAAGATATGGTAACTATTCCTATATTTATTTGGTACATCCATAAAGTTCATGGGTCAAGTTATCCATTTGTAATATATGCAGAAACAGAACATCAAGCACGTGTTATAGCAGAACAGAATAATCACCCAAATACAAGTTCCATATTATCAGAATATTTGTGTGAAAAAATTGGATTAATACATAAAAAAAATTGATTTTTTTATTTCATAATAGTATTATTAATTAATAGTATGTCTCAAATTACAACATTTAATATTGATGATCCTCATTTTCTCCGTTCAGTTTTTGCTGACGAGGAATGTAGTATTCCGATGGGGAATATTATTGATGCTTCACGCACCACGGGAAATTTTTGTTTGACCACAGGACAAAAAATTGACCCATGTGAAGAAAACATTACTTGGTTTTCACGCCCACCAACGGCTGACTTCAAGACTCTATTTCCGATTCAATCCACAAAATTATTCAAGCTTACTGGGAAGCCTGGATATGATTGTTATCGAGAGTTCTTGATATGTGCATTCAACGAAAAACACGCACGTCACAAAGCAGAACTATACTCCAAACAACACGGGGGGTGCGAACAACTTGGTGGAAATGATACGTACAATGCCAAGTCTATTTATCACAAAAACAGGGTAAACCGGATTCAATACTGGCGACTACCGTTTTTCACGACATGCGACCACATTGCCAATATGTTGGAACTCCAAGACACTGATGTTGTGTCATCGAGTTTTGACGCAGCGTAAACATTTTGTTCAACGCCACGCAGCGATAACATTTTGTTCAACGCACACAACACACTTTTTATTTAGAAACATATCATTTATGGTATATCATTTTATAAATTTTTATTGATGGTTTAATTATAAAAAGTAAATTATATGTAACAAAAAAAATTGAAAATACAACTATGTAGTTGTTCATATATATTTAAAGTTGTATTGGGTCCCCCCACAAGATACACGAAAAAACGCATCTTGAAAGAACCCATCAAAACTCTACAGATTCTACGGACTCTAACAACATCAACAGATTCTACGGAATCGACAACCTCAACAGATTCTACGAACTCCAAGACAGCTATGGCTGCATTGCAAACACCTTTTCAAGGTAAGACGATGACAACGCCAACGACAATGACGACGCCGCAAAGTTTCTTGTTTCTCCTCGAAGCATTGATTAACACAGGATACGACTGTTACTACAGATTCCTCATCAAGGCAAAAACCGAAGCAGATGCACGTCGCCTCGCACAAGAGAACGGCGGAGACGAACTGTATGGCGGCGATTCTCAGCATCACCTACCATTCAGTCGCCGAACGAAAATTCCGTATTGGACAGACGAGCGTTCTGCGTCGTGTACCAACATTGGTGTTCCTTACACATCAACTGCGGATGGGATTATCATGTCCTCCTTCAATGCCGCATAAACTTTTTTTTAACAAACAAGCGTTTTGTTTTATTTTATATCAACAGAATTATTTTAATATGAATAATATTTTTATAAAAATATTATCTATATTAATGACAAATGGTTCAATCCTAGAATTAACTTCAAAAGGTAACTTAGATTGTGAATTAACGAATAATAAATCATCAATATTTAATTTTGATATTAATAATAAAAAAAATAAATATTCGAAATTAGACAAGCTTTATTTTCCACACGGTAAATCGTCGTGGAACACAACATCTAGATTTTATATAAAACATGATGGGGATTTATTATATGGATTATATCTAAAAATTAAATTACCAAAATTATCAATTAAATATTTAAATACATCTCCTATACAAAACGAATACGATTCAACTAGTGCTTATCGTGTAAAATATGCGGATTTTATTGGAAATGTAATAATTAAAAAAATTAGTTTATATATTAATGATTCATTAATTGATGAATCAGACGGAACCTATATGCAAATTTATAATGATTTGTGTGTAGCAGATTGGAATAGAAAACTTATGATTGGGTTAGATGGTAATTTAAATAATCCAAAATTAAAAATTGATTCAGAATACATATATATACCATTAAAATTTTGGTTTTGTGATAATTTAAAACCATTACCAATTATTGCGATTAAATCAAATATATATATTGATGTGACATTTAGAGATTTTAATGAATGTATACAAGTATTAGAAGAACATGATTCAATATTATATCATTCAAATATAACTCATCAATTATTTCAAATAGAAGAAGTTGCATTACAAGCAAACTTTTATCTAGTTGAAGCAAAAGAACGAATAGAACTTGCATCTAGGGATTATGAATTTATAATTACACAAAGTCAAGTACGAAGTGTTGAATTTAATCATAATGTTTCATTAAATATAAACTTTAATCATGTTATTAAAGATTTATTTTTTTTTATTCAACCAATAAGTAATAAAACAAATGGAGATTTTTTTAATTATACAGCAAAATCAACATATATTCAATCTGAATTAAAATCAACCATATCAACTGACACTAATTCATATAAATTATGGAATTTAGAACCTAAACAACATTTATTATCACAAGCGCGTATTTTATTTAATGGTATTGAACGAGTTGGATGGAGAGATTATAAATATTATTATTTAATGCAAAATTTTGAAAATTTTAAAAATATAATGTATTCTCATTGTTATATGTATTCATTTAATGCAGAACCCGTTCGTAATAATAATTTATCAGGCTGTAATTTTTCAAAAATAGATAATGCACAATTACAAATAAATATGAAATCAAATCCATTTATAATAAAAGAATCACCATTAGTTACTTACCCAGTTGATAAATTATATAATTTAGTGTGTTATACCACAAATTTTAATGTTTTTGTTATAAAAAATGGTATAACTGGTATAAAATATAATTAATATAAATATTTAAAAAATAATTTATACATATAAATATATGAGTAATAAAAATATTACAAATGAATTAAATGATCTTTTTATAATTAATGAAAATGAAAATGATTATGACAATAAACTATCACCAGTGTCGACAAGTGATGATAATACTAACCCAGTTCCAGCTGTTGCTGTTGCTAAACCAGTACCAGTTGTAGTCAAACCAGTACCAGTTGTAGTCAAACCAGTCCCACCTGTTGCTATACCAGTACCAGTTGTAGTCAAACCAGTCCCACCTGTTGCTAAACCAGTTCCTGTTGTAGTCAAACCAGTTCCTATTGTAGTCAAACCAGTTCCTGTTGTAGTCAAACCAGTTCCTGTTGTAGTCAAACCAGTCCCACCTGTTGCTATACCAGTACCAGTTGTAGTCAAACCAGTCCCACCTGTTGCTATACCAGTTCCAGCTGTTGCTAAACCAGTTCCTGATGTTGCTAAACCAGTTCCAGTTGTAGTCAAACCAGTCCCACCTGTTGCTATACCAGTACCAGTTGTAGTCAAACCAGTTCCAGTTGTAGTCAAACCAGTTCCAGTTGTTGCTAAACCAATACCACCTGTTGCTAAACCAGTTCCAGTTGTTGCTAAACCAATACCACCTGTTGCTAAACCAGTTCCAGTTGTTGCTAAACCAGTACCACCTGTTGCTAAACCAGTCGCTAAACCAGTTGCTAAACCAGTTGCTAAACCAGTACCAGCTGTCGTTAAACCAGTTGCTAAACCTGTCGCTAAACCAGTCACTAAACCAGAACCAACACTTGGTAATAATGTAAAATCAATAAATAAAAAAAAATTATTAATAAAATCAAAAATATTTGCAAATATGAGAAAAAATTAATTAATCATTAATTTAATTGGTGCGTGATCGCTACCTAATATACCTGTACATATACTTGATTCATTTACTTTTTTATACATTCTTTTATCAATTAAAAAATAATCAATTCTCCAACCAGAGTTATTAAGTCTTGAATTTCTCATATACGACCAATAGCTATATTCAATTTTGTCTGGATTTAATTTTCTATACGAATCAATTAAATTACAATTATCTAATATACTATTAAATGAATTTCGTTCTTCAATAGTATATCCTGCATTACGTTTATTTGATTTTGGATTTTTTAAATCAATTTCATTATGAGCAACATTTAAATCCCCACAAATAATAATTGGTTTATTTTTTTGTAATTTATTAACATAAAGTTCGAATGCACGGTCCCATACTGTTGTTCTCCAATCTAACCTTGTTAATACTTGTCCTGAATTTGGAGTATAAACATGTAATAAATAAAATTTTGGATATTCAACAACAATAACTCTTCCTTCTTTATCAATTTCTTCATCATTATATTTTAAACCATATATAATATTAATTGGTTTTTTTTTACAAAAAATACAAGTTCCACTATAACCTTTTTTATAACAATCACCCCAGTATTTATATTTAAATTGTGGAAATTTAATAGTTATTTCTGCATCAATTTTATCATTAGGACATGATAATTTTGTTTCACCCATACAAAATATATCTGGGTCTTCATTATCAATAAAATCTTGTAGGTACTCTCTTTTTAATAAAGATCTTAATCCATTTACATTCCAACTAATTATTTTCATTATTATATAATAATAAAAATAATTTTAAATCAATTTTATTTATTTATTTATTAATGATAATAATATGTTTAATAATATTTGGGGTATAATAATTGTGTTAATTTTAATTTATGCAATATATAAACAAATTATAAAATTAAATAAACCATTCGATAAATGTAAATTTATAAGTCAAAATCAAAGTCATATTAAAGACCAAAATCAATTAAATAATCTAATAAAAATCATTCCACAATTAACATCATATTATGTGGGTGTGCATTGATAATCCACAAATATGTGTAAAAACCCTTTATATACAAGGTAATTAACAAAATGATAAAAAAAGTTGTTTTTATTATTCTATAATAATAATAAAAATACTATAATGACTTTTAACATTGATAATTTAATTAAATATAACAAACACAAACACTTTGATGATATGAGGGTATATGAAATGAGTACTAATATTTTAAATCAATTAAAACAAGAAAATATAAAATTTTTAAATAATAAAGGGCGGGTATTAACATCACTATTAAATGATATAATTAAAAAAGTAAATGCTTTAATATGTCTATTAAACATTAATTATAATGTTTTAACTAATTATAATTACAAACATATTCCACGATACGAATTAGTTTTTAATAAATTAATTATTGACAATATTTATGAATTTTCAATCAATAATAATCAATATACATTATGCGAGTGCATAGATATGTATACACAAATTATTACAAAACGTTTTAATACCACAAACAAAATGAAAAAATCAAAACCAATTAAAAAAAGAAAATATGAAGAAAAATATGATGAAGATGATGAAGATGATGAAGATGATGAAGATGATGAAGATGATGAAGAAGATGAAGAAGATGAAGAAGACGAAGATGAAGAAGATGAAGAAGACGAAGATGAAGAAGATGAAGAAGAGGAAGAAAATGACAATAATACCGACATTAACAATATCATGACATTATTTAAAAAACCGAGTAAAAATTCTCAAAATACTGATTTTCTAAAAAAAGTGTTTAAGTCGAATATTGGGCGTTCTGATAAAGACGAGATGATAAACTATTTTGCAAAATTACCAAGTAATAAACGTCAAAAAATAATAAAGTCTGTTAATGAAATTAATAAGCATTATACATTAAGCGAACCAATGTTATTTCATATTATTAATTCAAAATATTCGTTGAGTCATAAAAGTATAATGTTTAAAACATATACTGAATTAATTACTACAAATATGACTGACACTAAATTAAAAGGATGGTTTGATAATTTAATGAAGATTCCTTTTAATGTTTATAAAGGTATCAATTTAATAGATATTAAACCAACTCAAGTAAAAGAATTTCTTAGTAATTTACAAATAGTTATGAATAAAGCTGTATATGGTCATAATGAAGCTAAACGACAAATTATTCAAATTATGGGACAACAAATTAGAAATTCAAATTCAAAAGGTAATATGATTGGACTTTGGGGATGTCCTGGTAATGGTAAAACATCATTAATTAAAGAAGGAATTTCAAAAGCAATGGATAAACCATTCATTTTTATATCTCTTGGTGGTGCAAGCGATGCTTCTTTTTTAGAAGGTCATAATTATACATATGAAGGGTCAATATATGGAAGAATTGTAGATGGTTTAATTGAAAGTAAATGTATGAATCCAATTATTTATTTTGATGAACTTGACAAAATTTCAAATACACCGAAAGGTGATGAAATAACAAATATTCTAATCCATTTAACGGATCCAGTTCAAAATTCTAATTTTCGAGATAAATATTTTCATGGTGTTGATATAGATTTATCAAAAGCAACTATGATTTTTAGTTTTAATAATCCACGAAATGTTAATCCAATTTTATTAGATCGTATTACGACAGTTGAAACGAAATATTTACAATTACCTCAGAAATTATATATTGCTCAAAATTATTTAATTCCTAATATAATTAAAGATGTTGGACTAAAACAAACAAATATAATCTTTAATGATGAATCTTTAACATATATAATTGATAATTGGACTTGTGAAGGAGGGGTTCGTAAATTAAAATCAATATTATATAATATTATTAGAGAAATTAATATTGCAAATTTAACAAATGTTCAAATTAATAAACGTTCTGTTAATTTTCCATTTAATATTACAACAGATGATATTAAAATAATTTTAAAACATAAACGAGAGATTACACCAGAAAAAGTCCATGAACATGATACAGTCGGAGTAATTAATGGATTATATGCTTCTTCAGATAGCTCACACGGTGGTATTATTCCAATTCAAATATTATGGAGACCTAGTACTCATCCACTAGATATTAAAGCTACAGGAAATCTTCAACATGTTATTAAAGAAAGTACACAAGTTGCAACTTCATTAGCATTTAATCATTTAGAACAAGTTGTACAAGATAAATATCTATTAGATTGGAAAGATAAACCAAAAGGAATTCATATTCATTGTCCAGATGGATCTGTTCCTAAAGATGGACCAAGTGCAGGTACAGCATTATCTGTTGCTATTTATTCAATGTTTACAGGACGACAGATTAAACACGATATTGCAATTACAGGAGAAATTGATCTACAAGGAATGGTAACTGAGATTGGAGGTCTTGATAATAAATTACAAGGAGCTAAGAAAGCTGGGGTAAAATTAGTATTATTTCCACATGGTAATGAAAAAGATTTAATTGAGATTATTGAAAATAACCCATTATTAATTGATGATACTTTTAAAGTTAAATCCATTAAAACTTTACGAGAAGCATTAGAGTATTCATTAATTTAATAATATTAATATAATTTATTTAAAAGAAATTGTTTTAATTGCTGTTAAAAATGATGTGTCTGACGAATTATTATATAATAGCGTTTGTGTATGTATTACGAACTTTTAAAAAGAAAAAGAAAAAGAAATATTTAAATTTTAATTTAAAAAATTAAAATCTAAATATTAATAATAATATGAATGATAAATATATTAAATATAAAATGAAATATTTAAACTTAAAAAAAATTCAAAGAGGTGGTGTTTTTGATAAAACAAATCCTGATTCAATGAATAATAAAGCTGTTGTTTTAGCTGCAGTTACTAAAAATGGATATCTGTTGCAATATACAACATTAACAAATGATAAAGATGTTGTTTTAGCTGCTATTGCTAATAATGGGGATGCGTTGGAATTTGCATCAGATAGATTAAAAGCTGATAAAGATGTTGTTTTAGCTGCTATTGCTATTGCTAATAATGCGAATGTGTTGAGATATGCATCACCAATATTAAAAGCTGATAGAGTTTTTATTTTAGATATTGTTACTAATAATGGATTGGCGTTGAGATATGCATCAACAGAATTAAAAGCTGATAAAGAGGTTGTTTTAAAAGCAGTTACTAATTATGGATGGGCATTGGAATTTGCATCAACAGAATTAAAAGCTGATAAAGAGGTTGTTTTAGCTGCAGTTACTAGTAATGGATTGGCGTTGAGATATGCATCAACAGAATTAAAAGCTGATAAAGAGGTTGTTTTAAAAGCAGTTACTAATAATGGATTAATATTGCAACGTACATCAACAGAATTTACATCTGATAAAGATGTTGTTTTAGCAGCAGTTACTAATAATGGAGTGGCGTTGGAATATGCATCAACAGAATTTAGAGCTGATAAAGATGTTGTTTTAGCAGCAGTTACTAATAATGGATCTGTGTTGAAAATTGCATCATATAAATTACAAGCTGATAAAGATGTTGTTTTAGCTGCAGTTAAAAAAAATGGTAATGCATTGAGATATGCATCAAACGAATTTAAAAATGATAGAGATGTTGTTTTAGCTGCTGTTACTAGTTATCCATTGATATTGGAAATTGCATCATATAATTTACAAGCTGATAAAGATGTTGTTTTAGCTGCAGTTAAAAAAAATGGTAATGCATTGAGATATGCATCAGACGAATTAAAAAATGATAGAGATGTTGTTTTAGCTGCTGTTATTAATGACGGACAGGTGTTAGAATTTGCATCATCAGAATTAAAAAACGATAGAGAGGTTGTTTTAGCTGCTATTATTCAAAACGGACTTTTGTTGAGATTTGCGTCAAATACAGTAAAGGGTGATAAAGATGTTGTTTTATATGCTGTTACTAATAATGGAATGGTTTTGGAATTTGCATCATCAGTATTAAAAAATGATAGAGAGGTTGTTTTAGCTGCTGTTATTCAAAACGGACTTTTGTTGATATTTGCGTCAAATACAGTAAAGGGTGATAAAGATGTTGTTTTAGCTGCTGTTACTGAAAATGGACGGAGTTTGGAATTTGCATCAACACAATTAAAAAATGATAGAGATGTTGTTTTAGCTGCTATTAATAATAATACTTCTGCTATACGATATGCGTCTCCAGAATTACAAATAGATCCTATAATATTAATAATGTTATTTTATAATATATTACAATTACACGATTTAAAATTAGAATTATATAACAAGCATTATACAAATAGTTATATAAGTAGTACAAGATTGGGAATAATAAATAAATTTATTAAAGAATTTAATCAAGAATTTAATCAAGAATTATCAAAAATTAAGGATGAGGATTATATACATAAGGATATAATAAAAATAATAAAAATAATTGAAAGTTATTTAATAGAGGATAGAATGAGAGCGTTAGAAGTGATTACCAAGACTAAGGATGTTAATTCCCTTCGTGAATTATTCAATGTATATAAAGATGATGAAGAATTTATATTAGATGCAGTTATAAATAATGGGTTAGCACTTCGTTCTGCATCTTCTAGCATAAAAAATAACAAAGAAATTGTGTTAGCTGCAGTTGTAAATAATGGATTAGCACTTAAATTCGCATCTGTTGATTTAAAAGGGGACAAAGAAATTGTGTTAGCAGCGGTTGCAAATAATGGGTTAGTACTTCAAGTCACATCTGTTAGATTAAAAGATGATGAAGATGTTGTTTCAACAGCTGTTGCTAATAAGGGGTTAGCACTTGAATTCGCATCTGTTAGATTAAAAGATGATAAATATGTTGTTTCAGATGCGGTTGCTAATAATGGGTTAGCACTTAATTTCGCATCTGTTAGATTAAAAGATGATGATGATGTTGTTTTAGCTGCGGTTGGTAATAATAATGGGTTAGCACTTCAATTTGCGTCACCAAGATTAAAAACTAAGCTGATGCAATCTCCGTAGATGAGTTTGGATTCGCATCTGATGGAATAAATAAATATAAAGATAATAAATGTTATTATAAACTTTTAAAA